ATATCTTTTTATAAAAAGAACTATAAAGATATTATTGAATTAAGTCTTGACCATGATTTGGGTGAAGGTACATATACAGGATATGAGTTTGTTAAATGGTTGGAGCAAAAAGTATTTTATGGTGAATTTGATATTGTTCCAAAAATAAGTATACATTCGGCAAATCCAGTTGGTAAAAAAAGAATGTTACAAGCAATTGAATCTATTAAAAGAAAACTGAATAAATGAAATTAAATGAGTTTTTAGAAATAGTTGAAGGTATAAAATTAAATAAGATTGATAAAGATGTTAAAAAGATTTCAAATACAGAATGGCATATATTTCATGAAGAAAGAAAATATATTTTTCAAGTGGTAAAAATGTTTGACCTTTATAATATATATTGGTATTTAGAAGGTTCAAAAGGTGAACAATATATAAAATTACCAAAAGAACTAAAAAATAATAAGTCAATGATACCTTTGTTTAATAAAGTTATTACCGCACTTTATCAATTTTTAAAATTAGAAAAACCTGTTAATTTTACATTTTCGTCTGATAAAAAATTGAGTAAAATATATTCTTTAATGTTATCAATGTTGGAATATGAAGATATTTTTACAAACTATTTAAATAGAAAATCATTTGAACAAGATGGAAAAGTTTATGTTTATTTTTCAAGAAAAAATGAAACAATAACAGAAGAAAAAATAAAATATATTAAAAGAAAGCTGAGAAATGATACTTGAGAAATATTTAGTTCATCATAAGATATATTGTGATTTGGATGGTGTTTTATGTGATTTTATAAAACAAGCAAATAAAATTCATAAATATTGGATGGATGTTTATAGGAAAAACAAACAATTAGCGTGGCAGATGTTAGTTGAATTTGGTGCTAATAAGTTTTGGTCAACAATGGATTGGGAAAGTGATGGTAAAGAGTTATGGAATTACATAAAGAAATATAATCCTATAATATTATCTGCCATTCCACAAATAGGAAAAAATGAAGCAATGGATGGTAAAAGAGAGTGGATAGCAAAAAATCTTGGATGGGAATATGTTTCAAGTTCTATAATAACTTTTAGGTCACAAAAACAAAAGTATTCAGGTGTTGGTAAAATATTGATAGATGATAGAGATAAAAGTATAAAAGAGTGGGAATATGTCGGTGGTATTGGTATTTTACATAAGACAACAAAAAATACAATAAGTGAATTGAAAAAAATTATATTATAAGAAATGGAGAAAAGTTGAAATGCCTTTGTATGAGTTTAAATGTAAAAGTTGTGGGAAAATAATAACAAAATTGATGTCAGTAAATGAGGATTCTTCAAATTTATTATGTGATCAATGTGGTGGTAATGTAAAGAAAATCATATCTGTGTCAAATTTTGAAATAAGGGGTTTTAATTATAATAATGGATATAGTAAAAAAGATAAATAACTGTATAGTGATGTTTTTGATGGCATTAATTTTAATGGTTAATCCGTTCTTTGTATATATGGTAAATGCAGCTACAAATGAATATGACTATTATACATATTATACAACAACTGCTGATATATTAACATTAGGATGGAATAATCCAGCTGAAAATTATAATCCAGAAACGGATTTTTGTGTAATAAATTTGTATAATTATGAAAGAAAAATGGCAACATTTGTAATAGAAACACAAGAAACAACGACACCATTTCGATGCCCCAAAACAGGTCATTGGATTATACAAGCTCACATGAAAAGAGATACTGTTGATGAAAATGGTCAACCAGTTCAATTAGTGAGTGAAACGGTAACATCTATAACTAGTGGTGTTGTTAATGATGTACCTAGAGGTTGGTGGGTTTTTGCATGGATCGCTGGTACGGGTCCAATTGATATTAGTAAAAAAATAGAGATAATAGGAGAGACAATAAATGGCTAAAATAATGGAAAAAACAATTAGATTTACCCCTTCACCTTCACCAGATGTAGTTACAAATAAACTATATATTGAGGAAGCACCAAATCAAGTAACATATGATTCACAATCATTTGATATTGGTAATGATATTGTGGATGGTTATGTTACAGTAAATGTTGCAGCACTTGCGGGAATGCAAAATGTTGATGGTGTTTTTAATGTTGGTGTTGCAGCTATTGATGACATTGGAAATGAATCTGATATGAGGGTTGCATCGAACGTCCCTTTAGATTTCGTTCCACCGGAGATGGTGGGGGAATTAATAATTTCCTAAACTGGTTAAGAAAGTGGTGGGAAAAAATAATGAATTGTTGTTGAGGAAATAAGATGCCTATATATGATGTGTATTGTAAGAAATGTGGACACGAAGAAATTGATGTATATATGAAAGTGGACGACGAGAATCCTCGTTGTCCACATTGTAATATATTAATGTTTCGATGTGCAAACACAAGAAATTTTAAATTGAAATATAATCCTAAAACTGATATTGTTGATTGGGATGGTAATAGAACAAGGTATTGGGACGATTACAATAAGATGAAATCGGAAGGTAAGAAACCACGAATACCAGCATTAGATGGTGAATAAAATGTTAAAGGAGAATTTGTTATGTATATAATGAGTACAATGAAAAATTTTAGAACTTTTGAAAAAGATGATAAAGGTAACGAGTTATATCTAACCGATTATAAATGCGATGTTTGTAATAAACCATCAGAAGTTTATGTGAAACTTGATAACGGCTATCTTGATATCTATATTTGTAAAACTTGTTTATCCAATGGTGAGGATTTGTGGAATAAAACATTCTTGGAAGAATGTAAAAAAACACGACAGGAAGTAGAAAAATGAGATTTGATAATTACTTGAAAGATGAAGATTTAATTGTTAAACTAATCGAAATGTCTGTATTTTATGAAGATTTTAATGTCATAAACGAAGCAGAAGGAAATGTCATAGGTAAGATAAATGGTCTATTGGGTAAATTGGGTTTACATACTCATGCGTCCGATGCTGGTATTATACAAGTATTGGCAAAAGGTGGTAAGAATATTGCCCAGTTAATTTGGTATGCGATGAAAGCTATGACAGGTGATAAAACAGCAAAAGAGAGAGTAAAGGAAATTGCTAATAAAGAAATAACGAAAGAACAATTTATTGATTTTCTTTTAAAATTAGATACTTTAACTATGCATTTTATTACTGGTCCAATTCATATGATAGATGCTTTAACTGGTTGGCATGTCGGTGCGAACATTAAAAAAGATACAGAAGATGTAATAACAAGAGTTAAAAAGGCTATTGGACATTTATCAGTTGTAAGTAAAACTATATCTACTGATGTGGGTAATAAGATACAAAATTATGTACAAGCTTTAAAAAGAATATTTAATATAGAAAAGTAATTAGGAGCTAAAATGAGATTTGAAGAACACATTTTAAATGAAGATAAAAGAACAGACTTTTTAGAAACCGCTTCTATGATAGGTATTGTTTGTAGTGATTCAGATGCTAAAAAAGCAAATGAAATATTAGCAAACGCGAAAAATATTAAAGAAATTGATTACATGAAGGCACTTGAATTATTAAAATCATATCTTAATAAATCATATGATTGGAATCCAGGTGGTAAAGAACAGATAAAAAGTTTAAAGAAACATCAGGTAGAAGAAATTGTTGACCTTTTTGCGTTAGTATCTGGTATGAATGAGTTTATGCAAAAAATTGGAAGAAGAATTGTTGGTAATAAACCAAATTTTATTCATAATCAAATAGATACATATTATAAAATTGAAAAACAAGTTCTAGGTGAAATTCCAGGTGCAAAGGCAAATACTGCCGATTGTATTATATCAACAGTTTCAGCGGATGCGACTCTAGAAGCATTGAAAAAAGGTAAAGTTGAACCAGATAGTAAACTTGAATACATTACTTTAGCTGGTGGTGTTAAAATTATTCAAGTATCTTTAAAGAAATCAGAAAAGGGTGCTCAACTTGGAAAAATCACTAATTTCTTAAAGAGAAATCTTGAATTTGGTGATGATGTAGATGTTGCAGTAAAGACATTAACTGAAGAAAATGATACATGTGCCATAAGACTATTAGATACCGGATTTATTAGTGAAGGTATTTGGGATAGAATTAAAAATATGGCAATTGATATTTGGAATAAAGTAACAGCAGCTATTAAGTCAGCAATGAAAAGTTTTAATAGTAAATGGTTAAAGATATTTACAAGTAAAACTCCTCCACAAGAGTATGTAAGAGACTTTTTTGTTGAAATTGGTGCTAGTGAATCTGAAAGTATTAGAATGAGTAAAGAATTGAATGAGGGGTCAATAACAGCACCAACACAAGCTGTAATTGATACAATTTCACAAAATCCATCAATGGCAATAACTGCTGTAAACAAACAAGTTAAAAAACTTGAAAATTCAGTCGGTACAAATGAGACTATAGCATTAATAAGTGAGACATTAAAACCATTGAAAAAATTTAAGAGTAAACCATCAACCGCTGTTTTTACTCTTATAAGTAATTATTTAACTGTCAGAACATTAGTAGATATGGTTAATAATGAAAAAAGTGTAGCAGAAACAGTAAATAGATTGATTGCTGAAATGTTATTTGGTGGTACTAAACTGCCTTTATGGAAAGTTTATGGTAATTACGGAAGTGGACATTCTTATGCCTATTTGGGAACTATTGATACATTTCTAAAAGATAATAAGTCAAAACCCAAAGTTGAAATTCTTGGTGTTAAAATAAAACCTCAAGCAGATTTTTATACAATCAGTATATTGATGTTAGAGGGTGTTTACAATGATGGTAAAAAGTATTATAATCTTAGAACAGGTACAAATAGTTCATCAAGAATAAGTTTTATTTTTGAAGGAACTGGTATAAAAGGACCATATCCAATAGAAAAAGGTTTAAAACAAGTGTTGGCCGGTGAAAAATAATCTGTAAGGAGAAAATAAGTGGAAGTTAATAAAATAGTGTTGGGTGATTCGCTTCAATCTATGAAAGAATTACCCAACAATTATGTAGATTTAGTAGTTACATCCCCACCTTATGAAAAAGCAAAATTTTATGGAAAGAAAGTAAATATTTATCATCCAGATAATTATGTAGAATGGTTCTTACCTTATTTTCGTGAAATTCATAGAGTGTTGAAATCATCAGGGTCATTCATATTAAATATAAATGATTTTTGTATTGATAAGGTAAGACATCCATATATTTATCATTTGGTATCAAAATCACAACTTGAACCTAAACAAACAAGATTGTCATTTTATGATAGATATTATTGGGTAAAGGATAATCCATTACCTAGTGGTAATGATAAAAGATTTAATTCAAGCACTGAATATATATTTCATTTCTGTAAAGACCCATCAAAAATAAAATTTAGAATGGATAATGTTCGCATTCCTTATGCTGATTCCACATTAGAATCAGCTGATAAAAAGGGTGGTGAAATTACATATTCAGGTGCAACAACGGTCAATGATGATGGTGTAATAACAAAAAGAAAAACTGTAACAAGAAAATTAAATCCTATTGGTAAAATACCAAATAATATTTTTAATTTTCCTAAACCATGTGGTGAAAAACACCCAGCACCATATCATGTTGAATTGCCAGCATTTTTTATAAATGCACTTACAGATGAGGGTGATTTAGTAATTGATCCATTTTTTGGCTCAGGAACAACAGGTTTAGCTGCAATGAGATTAAAAAGAAATTGGATAGGATTTGAAATAAATCCATCTTATATAGAAATAGCTGAATCAAAATTAGGTATTATGAAGAATAATAGTTTTTTTAAATAAACTGTAGGAGAAATAAGATAAATTATGAAAAAAACGGTATTAGTTTGTGGTTGGGACGGTTATTTAGGATACGCCCTAACTTTGAGATTGTTAACAAGAGGTTATAAAGTTATAGGTATTGATGATTACTCAAGAAGAAAAAATGTTGAGTTAATGGGTTCTTTTTCTGCTGTAGAGATTGATGACCCTGAAAAAAGAGTTAAAATATTAAAAAAGATAGGTGATTTTACATCATATAGACATTCTTTACATGAAAATTATGATGCTTTATGTGAATTATTATCAGATAATGTACCTGATATTATTGTAAATTTGGCACAACAACCCTCCGCACCATTTTCTCTAAAATCAAGAAAAGATGCTGAAGAAACAACCACTAATAATTTGATTGGAACTCTTAATATGCTGTATTTTATTAAAGAGTTTAACCCAAAAATTCATTTAATTCAAATTGGTTCAATGGGTGAGTATGACCCAGCAATGGGTACAGATATACCAGAGGGAACATTTGACCTTCAATTAAATAATAGAGTTGCGAGAAATGTTATATTTCCTCGTAGACCAGGAAGCTTTTATCATGCGAGTAAAGTAGCCGCAACATATTATATGGATTGTGCTTGTAGATGGTGGGGTTTAAGGGCAACTGATATCATGCAAGGTGTTGTTTATGGAAACTGGACACCCGAACTTGAAAAGTATCAAACAAATACAAGATTGGATTCGGATGAATGTTTTGGAACTGTATTAAATCGTTTTGTTGTTCAAGCAGTATTGGGAGAACCATTAACAGTATATGGTGATGGTATGCAATCAAGAGGCTATCTTTCAATAACTGATTCAATTCAATGTCTTATGTTAGCGATAGAAAATCCACCAAAAGAGGGTGTTTATAGAACTTGGAATCAATTAGATGATATTTGGAATATTGTATCATTGGCTGGTGCTGTAGTTAATAATGGTAAGAAATTTGGTTTAACTGTAAAAGTAGAAAGTATACCCACACCAAGAGCAGAAGCAACACATGGTTTTGAGTATACACCATATGTTGATAAACTTTTATCATTAGGTTTTAGACCAACAAGAACAGTTGATGAGGAAATAAGATATCTTTTATCAAAGTTAATTCCTATTGCAAATAGTGAATTATATCCACTTAGAAATGTAGTAATACCAAAAATAACTTGGAGATAAATAATAGTGGATTGATTAGTATAATTTTCAATCAATCCACTATTTTTTTATAAAAATGATTAAACAAATTGACCCAAGAATAAGATCAAATGCAAAGGTAATTGGTAAACCAAGAAATGAAAGACTAACCATTATAACGGGTGGTCCTAATATAATAACAAAAAAACAAGAAAAAGATGAAGAAGAAATGATTATACCTGGAATGTCATGTTGGAGAGAATCAAGAGTAAAAAAAATATATGATATATTATTAAAAAAATATAAAAAAGAAACAAATATATATTCATTAAATAATGGTGTTATAGAGGAATTTCAGGAATTTGATAATATGGATAAAAATAAGTTAATTATTAAAGCAAATTCTATATGTAGTAATGATGATGAATATCAAAAATTTATTGAAAAAGAAAATCATAAAATTTATCAATTTATAGAAAATGATGATGAAAATGATGATGAAAATGTAGATATTATAGGAAAAAAAGAAACAATTTCCATCATTATACCATATATGCATTCAGATGAAAGATATTTTTTATTAGAAAAATGTATTGAATCATTAAGATTTAATGACCCCGATTTTAATATAGAAATATGCATTTTTGAAATTGGTCCTGAAAGAAATTTATATATGGATGATGATATAAAATACTTATATGAAGAATATAATAAACCATTTCATCGTGGATGGGCTATAAATAGAGCGGCTAAAAAATTATCAACTGGTAAAAGTTTGATAATTATGGATTGTGATATAATAGTTACAAAAGAATGGTGGAATGAAGTTAAATATATTAATACTCCGAAAGTTGGTTGGAAAAAAATTATTTGTTTTGATGAAGAATCAACTCAAAAAATACTTATAAATAAAATGGGTGATTTAAGACAGGAATCAATTAAAACACCATCTATTAATACCGCAGCAGGTGGTATAACAATATGTCCAAGAAAAATATTTTTTGAATTAAAGGGTATTCCAGAAGATTTTATAGATACTTGGGGTGGTGAAGATAATGCTTTTTGGGCAAAATTGGAAATGTATGGTTATAGATTTTCTAATATAAAATCAAAGATATTTCATCTTTGGCATACAAAAAGCACACCAAGAAATCAAAAAAAGTTACTATTTATTTGGGATATTTTTGGATGGGATAATAAAAAATGGAAAATTGTATTAGATGAAATTGGTGATAATTGGGGAAGAAAAGATGCTTATTACCCAGATTTTTATAGTAAAAATGTCACAAATACTGAATGGACATATGGTAGAAAAAGACAAGTATTAGATAAAAGAGAGGAAATATTAAAAAGTGTTGAAAGACCAAATTATTGAAAATTTGAATATTGTTTGGAATAAATTTGATAATAAAAAATTACCTAATTTTTATTCTTTAAAAGAGGTAATGAATGAAAAAGAAACAATATTAAGTGTTGCGATGTTGTCTCTTTATAGAACAAATAAGTTATTAGAAATGATGAATCATTGGGGTGATTCCAGATTTATTAAGTCTAATTTATCATTAAGAGTTCAAGGATCAGAACTTTTAGGTAATAGTGATAGAAAATTAATCAAAAAGACTGCAAAGAAAAATTTTCAAGAAACAAGTATTTTTTATAACGAAGAAAATAGAGGTTCAGGACAACCAAGACATGAAATGGTTCATAAAGCATTAGAGTATAATACACCTTATATAATGACAACAGATGATGATATGTTTTTTCCTCCTGGTTCTATTGAATCACAAATATCAATTCTTAAAGACAATTCAGATATTGGTGCTGTTACATTTTGGTGCTCCCCTAATTTAAATTTTTGGGATGCAATTGGTAATAGAATGATTCCAAGACAACCAACACCTCCTTTTGATTTTGGTGATGCAGTTGGTTCTGGTACGATGGTTATGAAAAGAGAAATTTTTGATACTTGTGACCTTGACCCAGGTTATTTTGTTGGATGGGGTGATTTGGATTTCTGTATGCAAATAAGAAAAGCTGGTTGGAAAATAGGAATGTTATGTATACCAGGATTTAAAGCTCTTAATGATTCAAGAGGTAATACTCCAAAATATAGAGAAAATAGATATAACAAAATATGGGCTGAAGAAAGTAGAAAAAGATTTTATGGAAAATGGAATAGAATGATATGAGAATATTATGGGTAACAATTGATAGAAGTAATAGAATTGCTTCTATTTTCGATCCATTAAGAGTTGAGGTTTCAAAAATAGCAGATGTTGATGTTATAATGAGAAAACTTCATGTTGTTGCTGGTACATATCAAAATCTATGTTTAGGTGGATTTCAAGATGAAAAGCTTATTGACCCTAAAAAACTTAAAAATTATAGTCATATAATGGTTGATGCACCATTTGCTTTTATGAACGAGGAATGGGAAAAAGTAAAAGGTCCTATAAAAATGGCATTATTTGAAGATCAACACGGACCAAATCCAATATATTCAAGAAAGTTACAAGAATGTGGTTTTTCTATATTTTTTTGTAGATATAGAAATGGATTTTTAAAAAGACATTCCCATTTAGGTAGGTCTAAAATTTTATGGTTGCCTCATAGTATAGATGATAATGTATTTTATGATTATAAATTGAAAAAAGAAATTGAGACTCTAATGATAGGTAGAGTTCATGAAAAAATATATCCTGTAAGATGGATGATCACACAAACTCTCAAAGATAAAGAATATTTTAAAAAAATTGGTAGACCTGGAGAAACATTTGATAAAAAATCTGAAAAATGGCCTGTAGGTATTGATTATGCAAAATTAATTAATTCTGCAAAAATCACCTTTTCATGTTTAAGTTCCTTACAATATCCGGTATTGAAATTTTTTGAAATACCAGGGTCAAATTCTTGTCTTTTTTCTGATTACAATAATGAACTTAAAAATTTGGGATTCATTCCTGATACAAATATGGTGCAAATAAAAAATGAAAAAGATGTAATAGAAAAGGTTGAATATTATTTAAAAAATGGAGTAGATGAAATATCAAGAAATGGTTACGATTTAATTCATAGTAAACATACGGCAAAAATAAGAGCAAAGGAGTTTTTAGAGTATATAAAATGAATGTAAATTTTTTTTGGAGTGGCCCGAGTTGGCAGTTTATAAATAGGGTAACAATAGCATCACACTTAAAAGTTGGTCATAATGTAATTATGTGGACACATGACAAAAAACCTAAAAATAAGTTTTGGGTTGATGATATGCCAGTAGTATTTGAAGATTCTAATAAATATCTTAATGTAGCTGAAAAATTGGCAACAGGTTGGAATTTTAGAACCATTTCTACTATTTTTCAATATGAATTTATGAAAAAAACTGGAGAATATACTGCTGATTGTGATGCAATAGCTTTAAAACACTGGCCAGATGAAAAGTGGTGTTTAGTATCTGAATCAGAACAATTAATATCATCAGTTGGTGTTTTAAGAGTACCACCTAATCATCCAGTATTAGATTGTGCTATAACTAGAGCCAAAAAAACATGGGGAAATGTTAGAGTTTTTTCAGACTGCTGTAAAAAACGTGGATTAAAAAGTACATATAATCCGAAGGAATTTTATCCTGTTAGTCCACACAAAAGAGAAAAGATACCTTATATTCTTAGAGATAGTCCAATACCAAATGCTTATTCATATCATGCCTTTTTTAATTCTTTTGGTGAGAAAAATGTAACAGAAGATACAATAGTAAAAGAGTATGAAAATTCATTATTAAAAAGAATCGCTGATTGGGCATTAGAAAAATATGGATATGTGAAAAAAAATGTCAAAATTTAATATTTGTGTAAGTGGTATGAAAGGTACCTTTATAGAAACTACTAACGCATTAAAACATTCATTAGAAGAATTAGGACATCAAGTAGATCATATAGTTTTTGGAAAAAAACCCTCACCATATATACCTAATGAAATAACAATAATTATAATGGGTAAAGCTGAAATTTTACCTCTATCTAAAAGTTCATTAAATATATTTTTCTGTATGGAGCAATGGAGAAATGAAGAAAAAGCTATAAAAATAAGGTCACAATTTGACCATATTTTTGATATATTTAATCATGTTCATAGAAATTATCCAAAAAAATCAATATTATGCCCCCTTGGTTGGTCTAAGTCATTTGAGACTGATTTATCTATTTCTCATAACCAAAATAATTTTTTTCTTTTTGGTTCAGGAAATCCTACATATAGAAATAAATGGATAAATCAAAATAAACATCTTATTACCTATTTTAGAGAGGGTTGTTTTGGTATAAAAAGAGATAAATATATTATTGATTCAAAAATTAATCTTATGATAAAAGGTTATAATAAATGGGTACTTCCTCCATTACATATGTTATTGATAATATCTAAGAAAAAATTTCTTATGATGGATAATCATATTGATTATTATCCTTATGAACCTGGAAAACATTTTATCTTATTTGATAAATTTCCACAAGATTGTGAATATTGGTTAAATAATGACAAGGCAAGAAAAGAGTTTGAAATTTCAGTATATGAAGATATAAAGAAAAATCACAATTTTACTATTTATCTTGAAAGAGCTTTGAATGAAATTCACTAATAAATCTGAACAATACAAAAAATATAAAATAGGTAATTGGACATACGGTCAGCCATGTATCATCGAATGGAGTGTATTTGGTAAACTAGAAATAGGTAAATTTTGCTCTATTTCTGGTGATGTAAATATTTTTTTAGGTGGAGAACATAATTATAAAATTGTAAGTACATATCCATTTAAACAAGCATGGAATATGGATGTTGATAATGTGGCATTAACAAAAGGTGATGTTATAATAGGAAATGATGTGTGGATAGGGAGAGGAGTAACAATATTATCAGGTGTTACAATAGGTGATGGAGCAGTAATAGGAACAAATGCTGTTGTTAGTAAATCAATTTCACCTTATTCAATTGCAATAGGAAATCCAATAAGAGAAATTAAAAAAAGATTTGATGATAAGATTATAGAAAAGCTTTTAGAAATAAAATGGTGGAATTGGTCTGATGAAAAAATAAAACAATATATAAAAAAATATGGTAAGGATATAAATAAATTTTTGGAGAATAGTTAATGGCCCATCCAGTACAACAAAAATGGTGTAATGATATGAAAAGAAAATTTCCCGAATATTTTAAGAACAAGAAAGTTCTTGATATAGGGTCACTTGATATTAATGGTAATAATAGATATCTTTTTGAAGATTGTATTTATCATGGATTGGATTTAATAGAAGGAAAAAATGTTGATATAGTTTCTATAGCACATGAATATAAACCAGATTTTGAATATGATACAATAATATCTACTAACGCCTTAGAACACGATATGTATTATGAATTGACAATAAAATCAATGTATAATTTATTGAAACCAAATGGTTTGATGTTTTTTTCAGTAGCAAATGGATGGAAAGAACATGGTACATTAAAAACAAGTCCAAGTCAATCAGCAACATCTAAAATGAATGAATCATGGTCAAATTATTATAAAAATTTAGAAATAAAAGATGTAACTCCCATTATTGAACAAATGAGTTGGAAAGAGTATAGCATAAAAATTGAAAATAAAGATTTACAATTTTGGGGAATAAAAAATGAATATTGATATATTATATGAGGAATTTTGTAACAAGAAATCAGATATAAATGAACATTTAAAAACATTAAAAAAATATGCTAGTGAAGTGGATTTTGTTACAGAAATGGGTGTTAGAACTGCAAGGTCAACCACAGGTTTTATAGCTGGTAGACCCCATTCTCTTATTTCATATGATTTAAAAAAACATAAAAATTTTCCATTAGAAGAATATAAAAAATTTGCTAAAGAAGCCGGTGTGAATTTTAATTTTATTGTTTGTAATGTATTACAAACAAATATACAATTAACAGATTTGTTGTTTATTGATACATATCATTCATATAGTCAATTAAAAAGAGAATTAAAACTCCATTCAAATAAAGTTAGAAAATATATTATATTACATGATACTGTAACATTTGGTGAAAAGGGAGAAGACGGTAATAAACCGGGTTTATTACAAGCTGTAAATGAATTTGTATCATCAACAGAATGGAAAATAAAAGAACATTATGAAAATAATAACGGACTTACTATTTTAGAGAAATAAAAATACACCATTTACATTCTTCTAAAAATATAGTATAATATGTTATGAATAAGTAAAGAGGTATTAAAATGTTTCTTCTAGATGGTAAAAATATTGATGAACTAAAAAAACTTTTTGAGAAAAAAGATAGGTATTCTCTTTCAAAAAATGTCTTATTAGATATTATAGAATATTGTTTTGATTTGGGTTATGATCAGGGTAACGTAAAGGGATTTAGAGAAGGAACAAAAGAAACTATAAATGAAAATAGAGTAGAGGAAATGATAGAAGACGCTTATAAAAATGGTTATGATGAGGGTTTTAAGAATGGTTGTAGAAAAAATGGATATAAAGTGCAAAATTATTAATGAAAAATATTATTAAAACTTTATCTCATATGACCAATCTATATGAACCAGTGATTATAGATGATAAATGTATTATCGACCACAGAAATATGCTTGAGAAAGTAGAAAAAAAATTTTCAAAAATGGAGAGATATGTAGAAAAGGATGATACCATTATTGATTTGGGTTGTAATGTTGGTTATTATTTAATAAAATTTAGAAAAAAATTTCAAAATGATAAGAAATACATTGGAATTGATGATGATAAAAAAGCTATAATTTTATCTCGTTTTTTAGTAAAACATAATGGTTTGAAAAATATAGATTTTTATGTTGATAAAGTTGAAAATTTTACAAAAAACAAACCAAAAAGCGATGTTACAATATTGATGCAGTTACCATATCCTTTTCAATTCTCTGAATATCTTTTGGGAGTAGTTAAAACTTTAAAATTAACAAGTGATAAGATAATTCTTGAATGTGGTAGATCACCCAAACATCGTGATAAAATGTTATCAATAAATTCTTTTGAAAATAAATTAAGAGATATTATGTATTGTGAGTTGATTAATATAACTCCAGATGAGGATGATGAATATTTAAATATGTATATTTTAACTAAATGAAGGAAATTATATGAATATAATAGTAACAGGTAGCGAGGGATATATTGGTAAGAATCTAATACCTATATTAAAAAGATGTGATTTTAATGTTATGGGTATTGATAGAAAAAATGGATTTGAAGCATCAAGTATACATCATAAGTTTTTGAAATATAATAAAATTGAATACATTATTCACTTAGCAGCATTATCTGGTATAAGTGCATGCTCTGATGATTTAAAACAAGCGTATTTGGACAATGTATCAACAACAATAAATATTTTTAGAGCAGCCGAAGGGGAAAATATTCCTGTAATATTTGCATCCTCACAAGCAGCAAAAACACCAAAAGCCAATTATTATGCTTTGACAAAGTATATGGCGGAGTGTGAGGCAGAAGAAATAAACAAAAGAAATCAAACAAATATAAGGGTTTTGAGGTTTACTAATATTTATGGTGGTATTGATTATTTAGAAACCAAAAATACTGTTATTTCTCGTTTTGTGAAAGCTAAGAAAGAAAATAAAGAAATGGTGGTAAATGGTGATGGTACTCAAGAAAGAGATTTTATTCATGTAAATGATATTTGTAAAGCTATATATCATTCTATGTTATGGGGAAATCTATATGAACCTATAGATATTGGTACTGGTGTTGCAACGTCAGTCCTTCAACTCGCAAAAATATTTGACCATAAGTTTACATTTCATCCGAGAAGTAGTATAATAGGTACATCAAGGAATGTGGCAGACACAGAAAATGCTAAAAAATTTATAGCGTTTTCATCTAAACTAAAACTCGAAGAACAAATAAGAAAGGAATACTTATAATGGGAATTTTTGATGATATTTTGGGTGAAGTTGATAGTGTTTTTGATGAACCTATCTCTGAAATTGAAGAATTTGAATTGGTTGATGCGCCAAAAAATGGTGGTATTTCAGAAGTTGAGAAGGCTACTAATATTTGGAATGCTAAGGATAATGGAAAAGCATGGAAATTGAAAGATTCTAATCCAACACAAGCATGGGATAGTACTCCTGATCCCGGCCGTGACGAAGAAGATGATGATGATTTTGAGGATTTTGATGACGACGACGATGGTTACGACGGTGATGAAGAAGAAGATTTTGATGATGATGATGAAGAAACCGTAGTTCTCCATCATTCTGTATTCAACTTTTAATCATCTACTCTTATAACCTTCAACAAAAGGGTGTATAAAATCATTATACACCCTTTTGCTTTTTATTGAATAATCTTCTCTACTACCAGCAGAAATATCTTTCTCCGATGACATTGCAACAAATGATGCCTCCGGACAATTAAGACCTATATATCCATTCCCTAATAATTTTAATAGAAAAGCCCAGTCTAATAATCTTTTATATTGATCATCTGTAACCAATCCAACATTTTCTGTTATATCTAATTTAAACATTGAATTTGATGAAATATAGTTAGCATATAATAGTTTCTTTATATTAAAAGGTACTGCTGGAAATTCAGCATTAATATGACCTTTAAATTTAAAACTCGCATATACATATGCTTCATTTGATTCAGATTTTTCTATTTTTTTGAACATTCTGTCCAGCATATATCTACCTAATACTATATCATTATCAATCATAATATAATACTTAGGTGTCTTTTTTCCATTATCATATTTGTATTGTTTTAACACATTTTCCAAATTTGTTGGTATGTTATTTTCACCAATACCGGCTATCCAATCAAATTCAATATCATTTCTCTTTATCGAATTTTTTGTATCTTTTGATATATTATGTGTTGGTAGTAACGGTGTTACTACCAACAATTTAGGTTCTTTTACCTTTTTTATAATTCTTAGTTCTGTTTTCATAATATTCTTTCATAACTTTCTTGGGATACCACTTATTTTTTGGTTTTGATGTTTTATTTTCTTCTATTATATCATCGAAAACCTTATCTAATAATTTTTTTAGGTCATAATCAAAATCACCAGTACCATCTTCCAACTCTAGTTCCAACTCTAGTTCCAACTCTAATTCAACTTCTTCTTCTGGTTTATCACTTCCTAAGATATCATCAAAAACTCCCATTCATATCTCCTACATTAAATTTTCTATAGCATTTTCCACTTCTTGTAACATTTCTTCTTTATTTATAGAATCTAATGTCTTATTTAAACCATAATCCTTTATCATTTGCATATATTCAGAATGTTCTATTAAATTATTAGTAAAAGCAGAATCCACTAAAACAGTTAAATTGTATAATTTTTCATTATAATCTTTAGCATCAACATCTTTAAGAGTAATAGAAACACTTGGTTGAATACTTGAATAATTACCAGTATTTATAGTCATTTTTTTAGAAACAGTTATATCCATTTTCATTTTACAAATTCCTTTCACATTTTATTTTAACTTACTAATCATTTTATCATAAGCATAGTCTATTGTAAACTCAGGATAATATTTTATAATATCTTCAAAAATACCATCAATAGTTGCCCTTCTTATTCCAGGTTCTTTAAATGCTCTAATAAAATATTCAATATCTCTCAAAAAAGAAACACTCAAATCCTTAAATAATCCATGAAAATATTTATTTTCTCTTGGTAGTAGGGGTAGTATATTATCGTTCATTAAATAATATAAATCCTCTCTCATGTACCCAATTCTTATATTCTCAAGGTTATCTATTAAAATTATATTATTGAAATTATACTCTATTTTACTTCTTTCTAACTTTATTGAGTCTGTATTTTTAATTTCAATATTAGAATCATTTGTATGAAAAATTACTTTTCGGTCTACATAATTATTTGCATACTTTCTGTAATATTTTTCAAAATATAATACTATATCTGAAAATATACCAACATAACCTAAATCATACTCATGAAAATTTTTATTTGTTGGAATTTTTTCATTATCACCAATAGGCATCCACTGAGGTAAATATTCAAATTCACATCTATTTTTTATTGCTGGTTCAAAAAAGTGAACATTAAATTTTTTCAACCAAGAAAACTCTTTTCCTGTTATTGACATATATCTATCAAAGATTACTATTGGTATGTTTTTTCTTACATAATGTTCTATTATTGCCGCTTGTTTAATGAATAGTTTATTATTTTTATCAACCCAATCAATGATCAGACCATCAACATCAGAAAAATCAATAGTCTGATCATCATACTTTAATATAGAAAATTCTTTTAATAATTTTCTTTCTAAATATATATCTATATTATGTATTCCTATCATTTTCTTTTTGGTGGTCTACCGGGTCCTTTCTTAATTGGTGATGCGGCACTTACAATAAGTTTTCTAAATTCATCAGTTATTGCATCTAATCTACATACTTGACTAATAGTAATTATCCTAGCCCCAGCACCAACTATTTTATGTAAATAATCTCTACATTGTTCTTCATTATAACCTGCTATATGAGCAGACCATGATGTATTTCTATCATCAGCCAACTCATAATCAAATCTCCAAATAAAAATTGCTTTATCTACCATTGCCATTAAATCCTCTCCTTATTCACTATCAATTATATCATATATTGGTTTATACTCTATTTTCTTTCCTTCAACTGAAATAACTTCATAAAATGTTATTTGTTGTCCTACTTCTTTTGATTGTAACTGTTCTATCATTGTATTTCCAAATAAAAAACGGTCATATTTTTTCAATTTAAAAACATCACTTTCGTTTTCTATCACTGGAAGTTTCTGAAAAAATGACATCTTCATCTTCTTCTAACTCCTTTAATATTCTATATAAATGAGTTACTTCTTCTTCCATATCATCTTTTAGTGAATAAAATGAATCCATCAACCAGCCAAGATGTTGTTTCATTTTTCTGATAAATTCTTCTTTAGATGATGAACCTATAATACCCTCATTTACACATTTTTCACACTTAAAAACATTTATACAATCATTATCACTATTTATGTTAGAATTTAACAAAATTTCATATAAATTACAATAAAATTTTGATCCATTAAATTCTTGAAATTCACACCTACTAACACAATTATTTTCCATTAAACATACCCCTCCTAAATATACAACCACTTCTCATTTTTTAACGTCCATTCTACTACTTTTTGCAATGATTGGTCAATAGTAACAGGGACTTTCCAACCCATCATTTCCATTTTTGTACCATCCAATGAATATCTTAGGTCGTGTCCCGGTCTTGAACTATGAAAATCAACCATTTCATATTTCAATGCTTTACCCATTAAACTTGCTATTTTTTGAGCCAATTCTAAATTTGATAATTCTCTTTCACCTACAATATTGTAAAACTGTCTTTGCTCATACTTACCCATTAAAAAATGAACAGCGGATGCTACATTTCTTGCATGAATATAAAATCTTGAACCTGATTTCGTTTTTTCAGAATTTGAATGAATTGTAACAACTTTATTATCTCTTACTTTTCTTATAATCATTGGAATAAATTTTTCTGGATGTTGTCTTTCACCAAATACATTCATACATCTTATAATAAATCCTGGTAGATTGAATGTATTCATATATGATAGTGTTAATTGTTCAGCGCCAGCTTTTGTTGCGGAATATGGATTGGTACAATTATACCTATCCCATTCTCTATATAAAATACCCTCTGGTGCTGGACCAAAAACTTCATCAGTTGAAAAATATATAAATGATTTCAAATTTTTACACTTTCTAGCAAATTCCAAAATATTACCAGTACCAACAACATTTGCATATACAAAACTCATTGGATCGGTAATAGAATTATCAACATGTGTTTCTGCCGCCATATGAAGAATATATTCAACATCACCACATTCTTTTAATATACCTTCTGATAATTCTCTTGTTAAATCAACTGCATAAAATTTTGTTCTTTTAGAATCAGCATCAAAAATATCAATATCTCTTATTCTATCCAAACCACTTGAAGCATAAGTCATTCTATCTAATATATCAATATTCCAATCTGTATTTTTTAAAAAATGTTCTACTACATGATGCCCTATAAAACCACAACCACCTGTTATAATAATCTTTTTTGTCATTACTTTTACTACTCTCCTATTATTTCTTTTTTGTCTTTTTTATAGTTATTCTTCCTTCATTGTCTTCAACTACATCACCTGATATTTCCTTTTGAAGTAATTCCTCTGCTTGTTTTACTTCTTCTGATACAGTTGAATATCCCGTATCTTTTAGAAAAAGATCAATTTTTTCTAAAAATTCAGGATGTTCAATAAATGCATCCATTGCCTTAATTGCACCTTGACCAAGACTTTCACCAGTTTCTTTTATTTTATACCATGAACCGGCCTTTTCTACAAGGTCAATTTTTTCAGCCAATTCAAGAAGTCCTGCATATGGTTTTACACCATCAGTATAATTTAAATGAACTGTTGCTGTTTGAAATGGTGGATACATTCTATTTTTTATTGTTGTTGCTATAATTTCATTACCAATAATTTTACCACCTTCTTCTAATTGTTTCTTTTTCAATGCGATTAATACAGAAGGAAATAATTTCATTGCTTTACCACCACCAATCTGATCTGGCATAGGAACTGAACTTGGCATACCATACACATGTCCAGTACAGATTCCAATACTATTTTGACCTACACATACATTAAGTAAAAGTTTCAACATTCCTCTAATTTCTTTTTGTAATAATCCTTGATCTGCTTTTGGATCACCTTTTTGTGCATCCTCAAATGATTTATATCTATCTAAACCACCAACAGAATCTAAACCAATTATCATATCAGTATCACCAGTATCTTTGATTTGTGCTATTATTGATTTTACTTCATGAATCCAAGGCGTGTAGATATAGAAAATGTTATCGGAATTTAATCCCCATCTTGTACAAAAATCGCTATTTATACCACCCTCTGTATCTATAATGATTGGTTTTTTGTTTTGCTTTTGTGCTTCCGCCATACATAAAATCATAAATGATGATTTCATAGTGTGTTCAGGTCCAACAATTCCAACTAAGTTTCTACTTTGTATTCCTTTAAATAAACTACCCGATAATATTCTATTTAGGTCTAACGCAGGAGTTTTTACCCAAAATCTATTTGTTGCTATATCTGATTCTGATAATACAGAACAATGAACTCCTTTCACATTTTTTTCAATACTCTTTTTTAATTCATCAAAATTCATATAATCTCCTTAATCATTCTTACAATTAAAATTACCTTGTACATAATATTTACCACAACCTTCTTTTGACCAATGTGAACATCTTTCACCTTTTTCTATATATCTTATTTTATTGGTTACGGTACAAATAATAAATTTTTCACTACCTTCTTTTTTCTCTTTTAAAATATCTTCAAACATAATTATACCCAATTATATCATAAAAAATAAAAATGTAAACATCAAGCATATGGGATAAATTCTTTAAATAGAACTTCATTATAATCAACAGTTGAATTTGTATCTAACGAACATATAGCAAGAGCCAAAACGTCATTATCAACATCTCTTTCATAAAAAATGGCAGAAAACCTTCTCCCTCTAAAGAAGGTATCTGCCGCTTTTTCTTTTATAGCACGAATATATGTATTATTTGGTAATCTTATAGTAAATTTACTCCAAAGACATTCCGATTTTATAGTTATATGTTTTTCAAGAAAAGCTCTATTAAATTCAATAAAATAATTATTAATTATTCTACCATCTTTTATAATTACTGCTATTTGTTTATTAGGATGGTCTATTGCCCAATCACTTATTCTCATTTAACCAATTCCCACCACCATAAATTTCTTTTAACTCTTTACTACTCAATTTTAAATGTTTTGGATTTGTTATTTTTACTATAGAATTATAATATCCCAATTCATTATCATCAGCCATAAACCATTTCAATAATGCATTTTTTGGTTTATCCATTCTAATAAGTTCTTTTGATACAGATAATACAGAATCATATTGAATGTCAAGAGTTGGATATTTATAACTAAACCACTCTCTATAATAACGATTCATATAATAGGTATTACTATATGTATCCTGTCTTATTAGAGAACATCTAGTACAATAAAAAGACCGTGTTACTCCACCCCAATCATCATCAAAATAACGGTCTTCTTTCCAATCATGAAAATTTAATTTACACAGTATTTTACCTATCATATCTTAACCCATAAGAAATTGCACCTAATTCACCTATATTTTTAAATACTACTTCAAATATTTGTGAAGTAAATGGATTTATATCATTATGTTTTACCATTTTTTCCGCAACAATAAAATTATTTTTATCCATTAACTTTACTGTTAAATAACCACCTGGCAAGACATAGTTACAATCATTTGTTATTGACATAGTAAAACCAATAGCAGATTTAAATCTGTATTCATTTTTTACTTCTATTACTGGACTACAATTTTCCTCAAATAACACAATCTCCTCATTACTGGCCGTTTCAAATACCTCTGGTATTTTACTTTGTTCTTCTTCAATTCGATTTACTTTTTCTAAATTAGATTCTTTCTTTTGTATTTGTTCAATTCTTGCTCTTTCTTTTATTATTCTTCTTTCTTCTCTTACATTGAAATATACAAATGATGCTATTAATAACATCATTACAAATATTGCTGGTATATGTTTCATTTTATAGTCACCTTTGAATAACCATCTGATTTTTCAACAAAATATATATTATCGGGTTCAAATTGATCCATTTCTTCTCTATGTGATATGATAAAAATTTTGTTGTTTTGTTCTATTTGTTTTGCTTTTATTATACCCATTATTTTTTCAATACCTTTACTATCAATACTACTATCTAACACTTCATCCATAACTATTGTATCAGGCCATACACCCGATTGTAAACGTGCGATATCATGAATTGCAAATTGTAATGCCAGATCAATTCCTCTCGCCTCACCACCTGATAGTGAACCATAACTGCCATTTGGAATACCAGGAGCTTTTATTATAGTATCTAACCATTTATCAATAACAGCATAAAAACCATAACCAACCTCTGATAAGTAATGATTTACTCTACTATTAAGATATGGCATTTTATATGATATAGCAAACTTTTTAATATTTTCATCCTTACACATCCACTTTATTGTGTCAAGATAGTCAACCATTTTTTGTTTACTTTGAATGTTATTTTTTAAACTCCTTGTTTCATAATTTACTATATCTAACGTCTTTTTTTGATTATCAAGAAGTTCTTGTATTTCTTTTCTATTCTTTTCTTCTAACTTTTCTCTTTCTTTAAGTAAACCTATCTCATTATTAACTTCTTCTATTTTTCTAAATTGATATTCAATATCTCTTTGTCTCTCTAAAGAAAAAGATATACCATTATCAGTATGAGATTTCTCTTTTAATAGTCTTTCCTTCTCTTTTAAAAGACTCTCAATTACTGATTTGTATTTATCTGATTTTTTAATCAAATCATCCAATTCTTCTTTTTTAACTTCAATAATACTTGAAACTTCTCTTTCTATTGAGGCCATTTTATCATATATCTTTTTTGTATCTGACCTTTCTTTTTTAAGTTTTTCAAGGATTTTTTCAATTTCCACCAATTCAATCTCTAATTCTTTACTAGGTTTTTCTTTATTAATTAACTCATTTCTTTTTTCTTCTATTGAGTACTTTAACAGTTCTACTTGTTCTACTGGTATATCTTTTATCTTTTGACCACATGTAGGACAAATAGAATCTTTTTGTAAAGAATTTACTTGAGATTCAATACTTTTTATTTCCTTACTAAGAGATTGAATTTCACTATCAATTTGTATTTTTTCATTTTTTATCTTAAACCTCTTTTCATCATAAGATGAAATTGACTCATTTTTTTCATCCATTATACCTTCCAAAACTTTTAATGAAGTATGTTCTTTTCTTAATTTATCCAATTCTTTAATAAGAAATATAGAGTCATCATACTTCTTTTTTAGAGTTAGTAATTCAGATAATTTTGTAGATATTGGGTTTAGTAATTTATACTTTACATTATTGATATTTTTATTACTAATTCTTTCAATTATTAAATTCAATCTTGCTGATTTTGTTTCTAAATTTAAAATATCATCTTTTAAGTCAAGTAATTCTTCTTTACTACCCTTTGTCTTTTCAAGTAGTTCATTTAGTATTACTCTTTTCTCTTTTAGTAATTTATCTGTATTACTTTCTTGATTTATTTTAAGTTTTAATGTTGAAATAGTTGATGTTATATCATTAATACGAGAATTATTTGACTCTATTTTTATTTCACTTTCTCTTACAGTATCGTTTATTGTTTTAAGTTTAGAATTTGCTAAGTCATTTAATAAACTATACAATTCAAGTCCAAATATCTTTTCTATGAATTTTCTTTTATCCGGTTTACTCATCGCTAATACAGGTGTTGATGAGTTAATATTTGTGTGAACAAGTGACATAAAAGTTTGAAAATTAAGACCCACAATATTTTCCAATATTGCTTGATAATCACGAGAATGTGCTGGTTTATCAATTAAAATACCATCTTCATAAATATCAAATATTTTGGGTTTTATTCCTCTTTTTACGATATATCTTTTTTCACCTTTAGAAAAGGATAATTCAACAAGACAGGATTTTCTATTTTTCCAATTTATTATGTCTTCTTGTTTTACATCTTTATGTATTTGACCATAAAGAGCAAATGGAATTGTTTCAAGAAAAGAACTTTTTCCCGCACCATTTGATTTATCATTATCTTTATCATATCCCAATACAATATTAATACCATCATTAAATGGTACTTCTTGCATTTTACTACCAAATGATAAAAAATTTTTGAACTTAACATATTCTAAACTCAACATATTTTAAAATTCCTTAAAAGATTTTTTGAATAAGAGAAAAGCACATACTCATTATTATTACAAAAATACCCCACGCAATTAGTAATAAAACACCACCCAACGAACATTTTAAAAATGTAAAAACACATCCCAATAAAAATTCCATCATCTTCTCCGCCTTTCTGCCTCTGCTTCATATTCAAGTTGAACTCTTTCTCCCAATCTATTCGCCCAACCTGGATCATCGGCATTTAATCGAATTTCCGCTTCAAAATCCTCAATATCATGTCCCTTTACTTTATATGGATTAGTATTTGAGTCATTATCAAGTTCACAATGTCTCAACTCATGTCTAACCAACTTTTTTCTTTCCTCTGGTGTCGCGATATTCCACGCCATTTCATCAAGATACATAATATAATCAAAACCATCTTGTGTTCCTGCCTCATTAACACTTAAATGTCTCTCAAGTTCATTTGTTTTTTTCATACGACCAAGAACATATTTACCGCCTGATGTTCTTTTCTTTTGATCCATGATGATTTTTATATTAGCTTGTGCTAATTCAGGAAAAGTTTCTTCTTTTACAGAACTCACAACATCAATTACATCTTCATCAGCATCAACAAATCTACCCATTTTTAATTCCTTTCTGTTTTAAAACATTATTATTTTTAGATAATTCAATAATTCCTTATTTAATTCTTCATCATCCCTTTTGTCACTTGGTAATGAAAAATAAACACTATATCTTGGATTATAATAACCCGCTTCTATTGCCGTCCAGTATGGTTTATCCTCATGACCCTCATAATCTATCAATTTTTTAGTGTAAGTATTTGGAAAATACGACTCAGTAAAATACTTTTCATTTTCTTTTTCAAAATCTTTAAAATTGAAAAATAGTTTATAACAACCTTCTTTCTCTTGCCACTCATATCTAATGAACCAAGCTATCATTCCTCTTTCTGGGAAATCATCTTCAAAAAAACTTTTGAGAAAAACTACTTTTCTTGCAGAAGGACCATCAAAATTACTCATTTATTTCCTCTTTCTTTTTAATCCATTTTTCTATTTCTTCTTTTATTTTTCTTTCTTCTTCTTCTTTCTTTTTTCTCTTTTGTTCTATTGCCGCATCAATCATTTGTGGTATTCTTAGACCTATTCTATAAATACAATACAAACATTGTCCGTTTGATGATACCATATCAATTTTACATTCACCCCTATATGAACAAAAATCATCCCTTTTTATCCATATATCAACATAACCTTCTTTTAATTCTTCTAAATCTACACCACCTGTCATTTCCGGTAAACCACTCATTATTTTATAAATCCTCCATTAATTTGTAAACAAATGATTTTAATAACTTTTTATCAATATTCTTAGGTAACTTACTAACATCATCAATAAATTTTGATATCAAATCTCTATGATTTGGTAAATCAGATACTTCCAATTCTAACTTTGTATTGTCTTCAGATACTATTTTTTCAAAATTAACATCAAGTTTTAATGGTTCCATAGAGTTTATCTCATCTATTATTCTTTGATTCTCAACATTACCATAATCTTCTATGAATGTTACTTTTACAATATTGTTTTTTAAATCAAAATCCTTATAGTTTATTGTATTACATTTAATAAACTTTGGAGAACCAGTAAATTCAATAAATTTTAAATTACCATCTTCAAATTCATAGTAACCCCTTGGTGAACCAACATCGTGAAATGATTGTGGAAATGCTGAACCTAAATAAGTTATATTTCCTTTTGTTGAGGGTGTATGAAAATGTCCTGAATAAACATGCTCAAACTCTTTTAGAGTGTTTGGATCAGTACCATGTTCACATACATATGAATTATTCATATGAAATCCAGATAACTCAAAATGACCACAACAATATGAACCTTGATATTGTGGTATTTTTCCCCACGGACATAAAGTTAGTTCATCTACATGAATTACTTCATCAACAATAGTAATCCAAGAATAGCTTTTAAGAAACTCTAAAGTTGTGGGATATAGTTGATTTTTGTAAAATGTATCGTGATTTCCAATTATGATATATAATTTTCTACCTTCGAACATTTTAGCAATCAGGTGGGCTATTTCTTGTGTTTTTGTATTCAACGACTTCCTATCGTGAAAAAAATCACCAAGATGAATTATAGTATTAATATCATTTCTAATACAATAGTCTCTAATATCATTAAATAAGTTTAATGTAATGTTGTGCCATAAATCTGAAGACTTAGACAAACCAAGATGTGTATCTGTAACAAATAATTTTTTAGTCATTTCAACAAATTACCTTTAAATATTTCACTAAACAATAACTTATTATACACTAAAAAACTACACTTGTAAACATCAATTATCAATAATATTGTATGCCATTGATAATCTTTTTTTCATTTCATCTTCCGGTACACCATTTAAATAATTTGGGTCACTATGAAATAATGGTGAACCAACATTATGTAAATAAGAACATAGAATAATTGATAAATTTCCATTACAAGTTAATTTTAACATTTCAATTTTTTTCAATGTTTTATTAAAAATATCCTTAGTTTCACCCGGTAATCCAATAATAAAAGGAACAAGTGTATTAATACCACTATCAGTCAAAGTTTTTATTTTTTCATCTGTAATTTTATTAACAAACCTATTATGTTTTATTGAAAATTTTTCATCAACTATATCATATGCTAACCATATTTTTCTTGGTTTTAAATCACATATTTTATCAACCTGTTCAAATGTTAATTTCTTAGGGTCAGTCCACATAATATATTTACCCTTAAAATTTGTTTCTTTTAATATATCTAATATTTTAAGAAATCTCTTACTTATTAAATTAATAAAAGGGTCAGTTAGATATATCTTATTTGATGAATATATATCTAACCACCTACTAAATATATCTAATTTCACTTTTTGATATTTTAATATATTTGACCCATTTGGACAATAAGAACATAACATAGAACAATTTCTACTAGAAAACAAATTGACCGTATTATCAAAAATCTTAGTAAATGGATAGTAAACTGGTATTATATTGTTGATATTATTACTATTTTTTACCATCATCACTTTAGGTAAATTTGGGTAAAATTTTAAATAACTCGGTAAACAATCCTCAACATTACCAATCAATGTGGTATCAACAAAAGTACATTTTTGTAACAAATTTCTTGTTAATTTTGATAGTATTATTTGAGGTCCACCAAATACAATTTTGATGTTTTTATTAATATCTTTTATCATTGCAGCTAATAGTAAATGATATAGTAAATGAAATCTGAAAACAGAAAAAAATGCTATATCGTATTGAGATATTCTTTCTGCTTCTTTATAAAGACGATTTATGAAATTATCTCTGAATTTTGGTATGTTTAACTTATATGTAAGTTTTTCCATATTATCAAAATTAGTAAATAATTGCTGAATTGCTTGTATATCCACAACATCATCAATAGTTTTACCATATACATAAGGCACCGTATATGTAGTCCTATTCATAAAAAAATCATCTTTTACTTCAACTCGTGGAAAGTTTAACATTGCCAAGTCAATATCTCTCATTATAGCTTTTGCTATAGAAAATGCCGTTAAAGGATTTTCTGGATCACCTTCTGACCTCATTACCACAAATATTGATTTCATTTAACACTCCACTTATTTGGATTATTAATAATTTCAGTACATTCCTCTTTTATACATTTGATTTTCTTATCTTTATTTTCATAAATCTTATTCAAATTTTTCAAAGAGTAAAGATTACCAATAGGTGATTTTAATGAATGTTTTAAACAACTTGGATAAATTCTACCTATTACATCAATATATAGTAATTTAATACAATTACAATACATTCCCTTGAAGTTATTTAAATCATCATATACTAACGTATCATAGTAATATTTCTTATGTGTTCCATCCTCAAATTCAACATTAAAATATATATCATTTGACTTTGAATTATCAAGTATCCACTTATAATACTCATCACTATAAACTTTTTCTTTATGGTGATCCCATCTATATTTCATAAAGAATTTATCATATTTTATGTCTGATATGTATTTTTCATAAACATCTTTTATACCATCAAAATCATTTGGATCACAAAGAAATTTTACAAAAACTCTAACACCATAATCATTTAATATTTCAGCATATTTTGTATATTGATACAATTTTGTTTGTTTATGATGATATGTTAGATAGAAACCTAATTTTTGTCTATTGATATATGGTATTGATTTTAATATATCACTTAGAACTTTTAAATCTAGTGTTGCATTTGTAGTTACATAAACATCTGAATTACTCTTTTCTGTCGCGTATTTTAAAATATTACAAAAACTTGGGTGTAATGATGGTTCACCACCAGTAAAATCAATTATTGGTGATTCAACCGATGATGTTATTGTATTAATACCTCTCTTTATACTATCTAAATAACTATACCCATCTTTTTGTTCAAATGAACAATATCCACATCTAAAATTACATTTTGTTATTATTTCCCATATTATATAGGGATTTACATCTTCTCCTATTACATTTTTAATCATAGAAAATTCCTTAACAATATATCATTTTCATTCATTTCATACTTTTTAAAATTACCCTCTAAACAATCTTTATATCTACTTTTACTTGACTCATTATCCATTTTGTTAATGTAAATTATCTTCTTACCCATATAAGCAGATTCAACTAACATTCTTGGACTATAATCTCTACCTCTCAGTAGTATATAAAAATAAGCATCAAATTTCTCAAATAAATTTGGCACATGTCCCACATAAGATTCAATGTTAGATAAACCTAAGAAATAAAATTCTTCTTCTTGAGACTTGGGATATGATATTATAACCTTTTCTTTTCCTACTATGGGAAATACATATTTTATATACTCTCTGGTATCAATATGTCTCACACCTGATAAATGTAAAAATGTTGCTTTTTCTACTTGTTTAGGTTTTCTTAACAAGTCAAAATATATTGGTCTTATGTAATTTACTCTACCAATCTCAGGACATTCATTATATTCAATAATGTTTCTTATGTTTCTTTTCTTATATAACTTTATTTCATCTTTATAAAAGATAGATGCCCAGGTATTTACCAAATGTATATTCTCTGACCTTATATTACCACATAAATCTAATAGTACTTTTGTATTTGTTATTAGATTAGGTGCTTTTACTATACCATCTGTATATATTCTACTTTTATAATCAATGTTATCTAAATTGTATCTATCTTCCATTACTGGTAAAATTTCACTAATATCATAATCAGGTGTGAATACCAATCTAACATCAATACCTCTTTGAAGAAGAAAGATAAAATTTTCAAAATGATAAAATATATTACCATTTAACGGATGAAATTTACTTACATGATGTAGTATATCAACTTTCATTAAAACTTTCCTTTATCTTTTCAACTCTTTTCTTATACTTCAAATTTATCTTTGGTATTTGATGACCACAAGAACATACTGGATACTCACAAACTACTATATCATTATCTATTATATTACCAGCATTTGAGTCATTTATACACTTCCAAGATAAACCTTTATAATCAATAAAGATATTAGATTTTAAATAACATATCCATTTTATTCCTTTTTTATAATAATTACTGAATATATCTCTATTTTGTTTTTTCCAAATAACATTATCATTATCATCAAGTATTAATGTATCAAAAGATAAATCAAGTGGTTGTTTATAAACTATATCTTCATTCTCTCTAACTATCCAATCATAAGTATTTTTGTTTATCTTATTTTCAAATTCCATAATATACTTTGGAATAACAAAAATATTTTCACTTATCATTTTCTTTAATTTCTCATATCTATGTATAGACATTCTAATACTTTTTGCTATAATAGGAACTCTTATATCAATTATAATTGGTTCATATGACAATTTCTTTATTTTACTTTCAAATTTATCAATATTACTTTGATAATGTATTGTTGGTGAAAATAATATTCTTGAGTTATCAAGTATATTCCATAACTTTTTATAATATGAAATTTCATTAGATAAATTAGTCATATATCTAATGGTTGTTTTGAAAGAACTTAATTTATCTTTTATCTCATTTAGTAAAAATTCAAAAAGATGTTCTTCTATTATACTTGGTTCACCACCTGATATAGTAAAATCAATTTTTTCATAATTTATTTTTGAAGATATTAAATCTATTACATTTGATATCAATTCTTCATTCAATAATTTCTTATAGTTATCCTTACCATAACTTCTACCTTGTTTGGTTCCACAATAGTAACAGTTAAAATTACAATCTTCTATCAAGTTCCATGATACAAATAGAGTATCATCATAAACATAATTATGAAATGAACCACTGAAAATTATATTCAACTATAATTCCTCTTATTCTTTAATATACTATTTCTCATTGCATATCTTAAAAAGAATGTAAAATAGTAACAATCTTTACAAGCCTCGTCCATAATATCATCATTCTCGAATAATGTAAATGTCTTAATTTTATCAATATTCTCATCATTCATTTCTACACTTTTATTATGTATACGGCTTTTAGCACACCTATATATTTTTCCTCTTGTGAAGTCAAACAAATAACGAGTATTTGAGTTCATACAAAATTTTCTATGGGATTCTAAATTGGATTGATTTAATTTATTCATTAATATTGATAAACTTTTTGATTGAGTATTTTTGAAGTGATATATTGATTTGTATAACTTTCTCATATTGTCAAGTGATACTGTTTTATCGTGACTATCACCTTCTATCTTTCTAATATAAGGTATAAAATTGAACATTATATCAGGATTATCTTCAACCATTTTAGGTATCAAAAACCAATTATAATTATCGAAGGGTATGTATAACACTATTTTTTTATCTCTCAATAACGACGAATCTGGAACGACTTCGCCAGGATGCTTCAAAAGATGGTATCCAACCTCTTGAATTTTATCATAATATTTTTCGAAAAATCCTCTTTCAAAGAACACTCCGTTAGTATTGACTTTTACAGGTTTTGTTACAATGTCAAATACTTCTGGAATACAGGATGAAAGTCCTGGTTCACCACCAGTAAGAGTATAACAATCAAAATCATATGTATCAATAATTGGTAGATATTTTAATAATAGTTTTGCATTACAATCAAAATGTTCTTTTTGTAGTGGTATATCACAATACTCACATTTTAAATTACACAACTCGGTTATAAACAATGAAAATCTAACAGCAGATAACTTATTCTCTAATCCGAACATACTAATTTCCTTATTATTGTTTCAAAATCTCTTACAAACATATGACAATAATCACACATACTATCTTTAATATATTTTAACTGTTCCATATTGTTAAAATTTTCTTCAGTTAGTGGTATCCAAGTAGATAGTGAATGACTTTTTATACATTTGTTAATCCTACAATTAACAAAATCTATTGATGGATAGAAACACATTTTCTTTAACAAAGTTAAATCATTATTTCTTGAAAGAAAATCAAACATTTTCTTTGTATCGGTTGTTATGTTACCATATTTTCCTATGATTCTACTTATTTCAGTAAAATCACCAACACTTAACAAATACTTATTATTCAAATATTTCATATCATAAGGTGCTAATCTTATTACTAAATTTCTATTTCTATTCAAAAAATCATCAAGATAATCAATATTCTTCTTGTGTATTGGAAAGTAATAAGTTATTTTTTTATCAATTATAGGTTCAAAATGTTCATTTATTTCAGATATGGGATGATATTGAATGTAGTCGGTTATTTCATAATATTTTTTGAAATGACCAAATTTAAACCACAAACCATTTGTGTTGATTTTGAGTATCTTATCTTTTAACTCAGTCATTATGAAATCTAATAGTAATGGGTCAATTAAAGAAACCTCCCCACCCGTTAATACTATATTTGACCAAGAAGATTTTTTTATTAGTGGTATGAATTTTCTGACGGTAGGTTTATTAGGTTTTTTCTTGTTTTCAATTTTACTTATGTCACAATATTCACATTTTCTATTGCATTGTTCAGTTAAAAATAATGTTAGATAATTCATAATAGAGCCTCCACTGGTACTCTTTCATTGCCATAGAAATTGGTGAAACCATATCTTCTTAATATTTCTCTCATTAATAATTTCTCTTTATTAAATGGGAAGCAATAATGAGTGGGTTTTATCTTTAATAACTCATCAAACCATTTTATCATTCTTTCGGTATCATACTTAAATTCTAATAAATCCAATATGATACCCTTTTCATATTTCTTATGAAAATAACTATGACCACCTATGATTCCACCCTCTGAGTATATCTTATATATCTCACATAAAGACATATATTGTGACCTATCACCAGACTTTTCAAAATCTTGTCTAGCATTGATACAATCCATAAATCTATAATATTTACCATTAAAAACAGGTCTTTCCATACTATAATCAGATACATATGAACAAGTTATAAAAAAGATTTTCTCTGTATTAATCTCCCTTATAAGAGGCCAATAATAAAATTGACTATATAAACCATCATCAAAAGTTAAGATGTATTGGTCCAGCGGTAGTTTTAGTATATCTTCATTAACATCATGTATCATTAATATTTTTTTCATAGAAACTCTTTCACTATTTCATCATTTTCATTCAAATATCTATTATTTAAACCCGTTTTTTTCAAATCAACATATCTATAATAACCACCATCTAACACACCGTAATCATTGATATATTGAATGTTCTTACCATAAAAATAACATTCGTGAAACAGTCTTGGATGTGGGTCAAACCATTTATTTGCGTGATAGTATATATAGGTATTAAACTGTTCAAATAAATTATCTAAATGTGATGTTGACTTAAATATAACTTCTTTATCCAGATTCAATTTATTTACAAAACTAATATCTTTATTGAATGGACTATTGATATATATTCTATCTTTCACATATCTCAACTCTTTGAATCTATCAAATAAAAATTTCATTCTATATGGAACATCATTATAAACAAATGGCATTTCACCATAGTATATAACATTCTGTTTTTCTTTATCATACATAAACTCTTTTTTATCTGTATGAAAGTCAGATATTACAATTATCTTTTCTGACCTTAAAAGACCCTTTGTCTTGTTGATGGTTGAGTAGTCAACAACTAAAGAGTTCTTAAAATTAAGATGAATGAGTTTAGGAAGTGTTGTTGTTATTATATTTTCTTTCCATTTCAGATCATCTAAATCATATCTATTTTCAAACATGTGTAATATATTATCAAGTTTTCTATCTATACGATTTATCAATAGAAATTTAACAGGTACTTTTTCTAATATTGATATATAATATTCAAAAGCATCTATCAACGCACCATTTATACCATTAAACCAATTGTAAAATATTACAACATTTTCAGTTGTAATATGTCTTTTTTTGTCCATGACTTTATCTTATTGTATTCAGATATCTTATATTTTGGAACATCCCAATCACAAAAACATTGAGATACATTACAAACTTGTCTTTTTTTATTTCTCAATTTTTGAATAGTTTCTTCTAAGTCTTTTATATTCATATCCCATTGAGGATTTGTTAAAGTACAATATCTTAAATATCCTTTTGCATCAAGATATAACAAATTATCCCATGATTGACATATAAAATTTTTAAATTCAGGTACTAATGGTAATTCATTATTCAAAAATTTAGTATAGAAATATTCACTACCATCTTTATAAATTTTTACTATATTATTCTTTGTTTTATATGGTTCTTGATAAAATTGTTGTTCTATCTTAATTATATCACCCTTTTCTCTTATAGGAAATAGGTGAAATCTAAGACCGGGATATTTCTCATAAACCTCTTTTGCTCTTTCATGATAAGTTTCATCTTCAACCATAAAACTAATACTGTCAAGAGATATGTTACTGTAATTACTATATTCTTCTTTGAGAGTCCATAATTTACCCATAAAAACATCTACATCTATGTCTTTTTTATGAAATGATGGAAACAATGAAAACATCATACTACCATCAATAAACAAATCCATTATTTTTCTATACAAGTCTATACTTGCGCTCATATTAGAATATAATGTTATAATATCACAATTTATCAATAAAGGTTTTATAGTACCTATTATCAAGTCTAAATTTTTTACCAATGTTGGTTCAGCAGCAATGATAAATAATTTCTTTATGATTTTTACATCTTGTATTCTTTCCATAAATTTAATTGATCTTTTTATATCACCATTTGTTGAATGGTGTGGATTTTTTATTCTTTTATAACCACAATAAGAACAATTAAAATTACAAACCTCTGTGGGTGTCCATAATAATTTCACATTACCACTATTAAACATATCAATATCACCAAAAGCAACTAATTGTGGTTTTGATTTTACTATGTTTTTAGAATATTGTGGACGTCCAATAACCTTTGATTTTGTTTCTACTTTTATCATTTTTACCACTTATCAAATAATTTTTGTGTTTCACTTTCTTCATATATTATACTCTTATTAGGTGATAAATAAGAATTACCAATAAAATTTGACCTATCACATTTTTTACACACACTACAATTGAAATCACAAATATATATCTTATATCTTTTTCCTATAGCATTGGCCAGAATACCAATTTTCTCCAATGAATTTTCACCAAAATATTCATTTAATTCACTAAAAAATGGTGATACTTTTATATTTAAAAGATGACTACCCCATCGTTCACATATGTAAATCATATCATGTACAAAATTATTATAGTTATCTTTATGTAGTGTATAACTAATTTTAAAGGGTATGTTACTTTTTACAAGTAAATCAAGTGAATTTTCAACTACTTTTTTTGTGAAACGACCATTTCTAAATGTTCTTCTATCATGACCGCTACAATCATAACTTATTTCAATAGTTAAACTTACATTTTTACTCTTATTAAAATATAAGTCGTTTATTAACTCACCATTATTAAATAATGTTGCATTTGTAGTAATTGATGATCCCCACTTATGATTCATATTACTCATTTTATCAAATACATATTTTAATAAATTAGGTTTGAGAAATACCTCACCTCCCATTAAGACGATGGTGGATATTTGATTTTTCTCTCTTTCTGATATTTCTTTTAAAAATTTATTAATATCTTCTTTTGATACATCAATTTGTTCTGGTAGATTGTCTCTACTCGCTTTTTCATAACAATAGTCACATGACATATTACATTTGGTAGTTAAATATAAAACATTAACACGACTCGTCCGCATCATCTGTCCTTTTCATTACTCTATAGTCAATAGCTTTTGTATGATATATTTCTTCTTTATCTAGTAGATAACAATTTTTCCAACATATGTCTTTAATTTTACTATGTTTTTTCTGCTTTCTTATATAGTTCAAAAAGGCATTATGAATAACTGTTGTGAAATATGCGAATGGATTTGGTCTTTTCTGGGCCATTGGGTCAAAATTATGCATATACTTAATACAAGTCAATACTGCTTCTGATACCATATCTTCTTTCCAAGTATAACCGTAAAAACTTCCTTTATTTGCATAATTGTATGCTATCTTATAGATAAATCCACCAAGTTCTTCTGATACAACTCCTGTCTCTCTATATACATGAATATGAGGTAAGAGTTCTGAATTTTTTACATAATAAGGTTTTGCCATTATTACTCCTTTGAAATTTTTATGTTATTATACCAAATTATTACAATATTGTAAACATTATATTATCTTTTTATTGTTTTCCATAACATGTTCTATGTAGTATTTTTTCATCCACATTTTATAATTTGTTATGAGTTTAACTTTATATTCATTAATATACCATGAATCTCTTTCAATAATTTGATTAATGCGATCTAAATATTGTAAATTTTTTACTCTACTTCTCTCATTTTTCCACATTGAATAATATATAACAACATATTTTTCAAACTCATTTAATGAGAAATGATGAACTCTTTTTAATAACTCATCATTTTTCATTTGTTCTTTTTCAATTCTTTTCCAATCTTCTAATCTCTCTTTTCCAATAAGAGAAAAATATGCATTTTTCATTTGTTCTTTTGTATCATAATAAACAAATGGTTCAATAATTACAGTTTCTAATATCATATTTTACTCCCATGGCTTTTCTTCATATTTTTTATTCATAAGATATTCAATTTGATTTTTATCCTCACTATAGTAATTTAAATATTCTTTTAAACCATCATCATATTCATAAGGATTATCAAACCAATGTATCTCTTTTCCTAACAATATATACTCAAATATCAGTCTACCAAATTGTTCAAAATAATATGTCTCTGGTTTTTTACAGTAAATATAACCTTTATAATTGAATATATCTTTATAATTTAACAGATTCAACTCAACTGAATTGGAATATTTATTCTTTATTATTGTTGATATGTTAGTAAAATTTACCATATCATCATCAAGATAAAAATTATGTGACCTGAAAAATAGTTTACCGTTATTACTAATATTCATATGATTCAATAAATTTAAATTTATCTTCTTATAAAAGACTTCTGATTTTACATCACTATATATATTATCCCAAATATCTTTATTAAATTTTGGCATTAAAAATATGAAATTTTTCACTTTATGATAATTTAAACAATTATATAGGTCAATATCATAATATAAATGTGTGTCACTTCTTTTATTCAAATAAAATGTTAATTCAATGTTATCAACCACAATACATTTATCTGCTAATATTCTTTTATTATTAAGGTAAGTTGAACATAGGGATTTAAAATCTGTTATCAAACAACCTTTTATTATAATCACATCTTTTATTTTATCAAGTCTATCGAATGTGTATTTTCTATTAGTTAGTTTAATTAGATTATGATTTATGAGCTTATCTTCACATATAAATGTTACGTTGTATTTTTCAATATCTTTTAAATATTGTTGAAAATCCAGTAGATTTATTAGTGACCCACTCAAATATCTATGGTCTGATAAAATAAAAATTTTTTTCATTTTTTATGTTTACATTCTCCCAAAATGTGTTATAATAAACTAGTTGTTGGGGAGAAAGAGAGATATAGGGGAGAGATATTAAATTACTTCATTTAATATCCAATTAGAAAAATTATTATATTTATTCCTATCCATTACATTATTGAATCCATTATTCAAAATATTCCCATACCACTTTATCCAATTAGAAAAGTTTAATAAACTATCATCATAATTAATACAATCTTCAATATCATTAATACCATCTTTAAAAGGTCTATATCCTATATCAATTATTTTAATATTCTTACCCGTTTGAACAGCTTCACATAAAGAAGTAGGAAATGGGTCATTAAATTTTTTTGATTTGACGTAAATATAATCTGTTATGTTACTAAAAAATTCATTTCTATCGAATGTATGTTTCCAATTCTTTCTTTGAAGTAATCTTATGGGTACACTACCCATAGTCATTATAGGTATGTCATTATCTACATAATTATCTATAAACCATTTACAAGAATCTGGATTTAGCCAGGGTCTATAATAGAAACCAACTCTATAATTCTTATTTTCATATTTTGGTAGGTTAGGTATGAATGGAATATAATGTTTTATTTGATTATGTTCTCTGTAATAATGAAATCCATTATTACAAGAATTATAAAGGGGAGATACATACTCCCCCCTTAGATAAATCAAATGATTGATATTTCTTAACGCAATAAAACTTATATTTAAGTGATATAAATGAGGTACTTGTGTAATGAATATTAATTTTTCATAATCATTAACTACATCTGAAATTCTTCTTATACTTCTACTTTCTCTTATGTCGATAAACTCATCAAAAGTTTCCTTCAAATCTAAAGAGGCCATCCAAGCACCCCTTTTCAATTTACCAAATTTTTTTGGTATAAACAAGTATTTTTTTCTTAACATATTAAAATATTATAACAAATTCTTTCCAAATTTTATCTATTTCTTCTTCACTCTCTGCTTTTTCAAGATTTAATCTAAATTCACGAAATATTGAATGAAATGTATAATTTATCATTATATCATCACGACATTTTAGAAATCTTTCTAATTTTTCTATTAACTCTATATCACCTGTTTCTATTATTTCAAGGTATTTATCTTGTCTATTACTATCAGTAATAACATAACCCTTTTCTAATAAATAATTATTTAGTATAATAAATTCAACTGAAGCAAATATCTCAAATAAAGAAACCTTTTGCATCAAAATTTCTTTACCTTTACTTATAGTTCTAGCTCTTTTTACTTCCAATTTATCATGAGGCACTATAATAAGATCATCTTTTACTAATCTACCTTGATAGTTTTTTGGAATATAAACATTATTATTTTCTATTTTTTCCTTAGCGTAAAGAAAAACCTCTCTAACATTAAAATCAGACATATCAAGAACACCATCATGGTTTTCCGATACTTCATAACCTTCTGGAATATTTACTGTTCCTGTTACTTGCCACATATCACCTTTATCGAAAATGATAAAGTAACTTTTTGCTAATTTACCCACATCTTTCTCCTTTTAATAATAATATGTTTGACAACTACATTCATTTGCACAATTACAAGTACAATAATTACAATCACAAGTACAGGCGTAATTACAATTACACACACATAAACTTTCCATATAGTTTGTGTATGTTCTAAATGCAGCAGTTGTTGTATCTTCTATTAATGAACCAATTGCTAGAGCTGTATCATTCATTTTTGCTTTTTCTACAGCACTATAGGCGGCCCATTGAGCCGCATCAATTCTTTCCATATTACTTCTTAAACCTTTATATAAAACTGAATATATAATAGTACCAGAACTTTGCGCACCATACATACCACTAGTTCCCAAACCTCTAACTGCTAATTCATTTATGATTGCTGTTCTTAATTGATTAAAATGAGTTGCTTTTATTGTTATACTAGTATTTAATGTTGGATCAGTCCAAACTGTTGCTGTTCGTGGTCCTATATATCCCGGATGTGTTAAACAACTATTAACATGACCTGTACACGCCATTTAATTTATCTCTCCCCAATTTATTTCTAAAAATTTTTATAAATTTGCTTGCCTCTCTATAATATCTACATAATGTTGGTTGATTTGAATAGTCTCTCCATTTATCAAAATAATTTTCTTTTTTACTGTTTTCATATTTTACAACATTACATCTTAGACAAATTAATGTGTCACATTCTTCACATTTAGGAGGTATATAGTTATTATTTAGTTTATTTTTATTACAAATTATTTTAATCCAATCTATTGAATTACTATTACTTAACATATTAGTAAAATAATGATCTTTTTTATTTGAATAAAAACAACCATGACAGGAATATATATTTCCATCATAATCAATTGATATATAGTTTTGACCGGCATTACATAATGCTATATTACCCTTTAACCAAGTAAAAAATAATCTCTCATTTTTATCCAAAATACTTATTATTTCTTTTGCTGTTATTATAGTCATTGAATATCTTAATTTACTCAAATGGTCCTGTATTTCTTCTTCCGTAAATCTTTCAGAATTATAATATTCAATTGTAGGAAAATAACCAGTATTTACATTATTGTTATAAATTAACTCTTTTATTTCATCATACGAATCAATCATTAAGTCAAAATCAACTGGTGAAATAACCGATTTTATTACAAATGGTATTTCTTTATCATTTAACCACTCTATATTTGATTTTACTCTTTTGCTTGTACCCTCACCTTTTTTATTGACTCTATACTTATCTTGTAATTTTTCACCATCATATGAAACTTGTAATAATAATTTAGGTGAGTTATCTAATACCACTTTATTTCTATATTTTATTAAAGTCTCTTTAATATCTGATATATCATATCCATTGCTGTAAATATAAAATTTTATATTCTCATAATTCTCGAAGTAATCAATAATTGATTTAATTTCATATGAACATAATGTTGGTTCACCACCCCAAAAATCAATACTTAAAATATCATAATTATCAATAAAAAATGATGATTTAACAAAATCCATTACCCAATATACAAAAGATTTAGTAAAATCAAAGTCAAGTTTATTACCTATAGGTATTAATTCTTTTGGTTCGAAACAATATTTACAAGCCATATTACATGATCTTGTTGTATTCAAATCAATATGAAAATATCTTACTTTTCTTTTCAGCATCCGACATTACTCGTTTCTTCTTTTATTGAATTACTTAATTCTTTTCTTACTTCTTTTATAGTATTATCAACTTGTTCTTCAATCATTCTTTCTTCTGGTGTTTGAATTGGAAAATCTAAACTTTTTTCTTTTTCCATTTTTGGTGTGTTATCCATATATTCATTAAGAGATTTCACACCCTCACCTAAATTATGTATATTACCATCTTTATGAATTGATGGTTTTGTATTTTCCATTTCTTTTTCCATTTTTCTTGCTATATTATCTGCAATAAATAATAATATATTTGAATAATCCTCAAAATCATCTTTTAAGTCATTTGATATATTAAATAAACTTTTCACACATAAGAACACTTTTGTTTCTCTATCCATTTTTATCCTATCCTTTTTATAGATTTTTCAACAACTTTTTTAAATGCTTTTGTTTCACCAACAGTATTGACCAATCTTAATGTTTCTGAATATAATAATTTCAATAATTTACATACATTTGGTATTGGTCTACATCTTATTTCACCATCAACTTTTTTACTATAATCCAATTGGGAATATAAACAACCAGCATTACAAATGTTATATAATGAACACTCTTTGCACTCTTTATATTCTTGAGGATTGGATATCTTATCACTTATAATTTCCAATCTATCTGGTTCATAAAAATGATTTAAAATTGAGTCATATACTAAATATTCCTTTTTACTACCAAATCTCGCACAAGGATATACAAAACCATCTGGCATAAATGATAAACCGTGATTTCCAGCAAAACAACCAAATTTTCTCTTTCCATACTTTTTATATATGTATGTATCCAAAAAATAAAGTTCATACCATCCGATTATAGATTCTTTACCGGATAATAGAACTTTAATATTTTCATCAGTTAATTCAGTTAATTCTTTAGAAAACAACTCAACATCTTCATCAGACCATATATCGTCCCTTACTAAAGTATAATCAGGACTTAATATATCAAACTCATTCATGAACCATCTATAGTTATCAACCATAGATACAGTTCCTCTTTTCGGACCTACCATTACCTTACAACTTTTTAATCTTAAAAAGTTTTTATTGTTTATGTAATATTTTACAGAATCTCCACCATTTATAAGTTTACGATTTACATCATTCCATAACCCATCAAATGATATTGATATATTAACACCATTTTCATTTAAAAAGTTCTTCTTATCAGGACCAAGAGGAAGACCATTTGTAACAACTGTCATTCCCTTACATTTTGGGTCATTTTTTAATATATTAACTGCGTATTTTATTAATTCAAAATTTAATAATGGTTCACCACCAAAAAATGATGTTACATAATCAGATTGATTATATTTACTCATTAATATTGGCAATGCTTTATAATGTTTATCAAATGTTTCATTACTCATATTGATTGAATTTTTTTTCATATAACAATATGAGCAATTTAGATTACATTTCTCTGTTACAACTAATTGAAACTGAAAAGACATTTTTATCACCTCACATATTTTATATTATAAGTTAAATAGTCAATAATGTAAACTTATAATTTTAACAAACACATTACTAATTCTTCAACACCTTCTCCAAAGAATGATTCTAATGCAATAGCAAACATATTGGTTCTGTCTTCTGTCTTTATTCCACAACCATCATCATAAGGTCCGATCATATCACCCTTTGTAACAGGTCCAATAACTCTTACAGGCGTTTTACCAACTAATGCAACCGATGTACCACCTTCTAATTCAGAGTTTAGAATAAAACCAGGATTTTTAGAAACAACACCACTTACCAAATCATCTATATTACTAACCTGTCTCATTTCAAAATTTTCATTATTATTGATTTTTAAAACGGTTCCTATTGGATAATCAGTCTTTAAAATATATTTTTCAGCAACGTCAGCGTATTTTGCTGATGTTGCAATACCATGAAAATTTACCGCATAAATATTGGCGTATCTGTTTACACCACCACCTAAATTAACCGCGGCGTCTACCGTTGGATAAATTGTTCCGGCGTGTGAATCTGTAGTTGTTCTACTTAAATATGTTGTATTTACACCGGTTGTCATTATAACCCACGAACTAGCACCACCAAAATAGTAATAACCGTTTGCTGTATTATATATAATTCTACCTTTATCAGCAGTTGTCCATGTAGGTATAGAAGCTAATCTTTGAACCCATATTTTTCCAGTTGTATCAATTTCTTGAAATTCCATTTAGTTACTCTCCCCTATCTTCAATCATTTTTTTATCATTATCTTCGATTGACGACATTTCTTCAATTTCTTCTTCTTTAAATTCCAAATTCATTTTTTCATTAATTGCAAAAATTACTTTACCAACATTTTTTATAACTTTGTTTCTCATATCATAAGATGCTGCAACTGAGTGCATTGTATCCGTTGATATTAAAGCGAGCATTTGTGGAAGTTGTGTAAATCCACAAGCTTTAGTAATTTTTGTTTCATCTGTGTCACTATTTTTTAAAATCATTTCCCACCACATTGGACATCCATTTTCACCATTATTTTCTGGACATCTTGAACATTTGAAAGCTTTCTTAAATCTCATTACATAACACTCCTTATCACATTTTCTAATTCTGTTATACTTTTAAATCTTCTACCCGATAGATTAAGACTACCGGCTCTTGCATATTTCATTTCTCTTATATAGTCCATAAAAGGTCTATAAACATCTCCAAAACTTATACCAGTTATTCTTTCTTTATATTCTCTTGAATATTGAAGACAATAAATAATATCAATAACTGGTAAATCATTTAAAACATTCTCTGGGAGAAAAGTATCTGGTAATTCAATAATGTATGGTTCTTTTGTAATACCACGACCAAAATGATAAAAATTCCACTCTGGTTCAAATTTCTTTTTTAATTCTGCCATTATATGAGATTTACCTTCTCCGGGTAAAGCATATATAGCAATTCTTTTATATTTTTGCATTATATTTCTTATATTTCTATAATGCATTAATTTTTCATCTAATTCAGCCATAATTTCTCCTTTTAAGCACTATATGTTGCTTTTATTCCATTTACATATGCTGGTCTCCAGGCACCATCAAACGTATGTTGGTGATTTCCAGCTGTTGACATGCTATGTAGGTGATTGTCTTCACCACCATAACCCTCTCTATCAGATTTACCAGCGTAAATTGTTCTACCATATGGTAAACCAGTATAACCACCATGATTATGATTACCAGTAGTACTTATACCAGTAATTGTCCATGAACCATATATACCATTTGCAAATGAACCATTTTGTGATAATACCAACATTCTATCATTATGAGCGGCATCAATTGTCCAATTGGCTGGTAATGGGTAATTTAAAAATAACTGTTTTGTTCCATTTGAATATATATCAGTGGAAATTACAATTTTATTCCAAGTACTCTGTGATGCGGTGTATAAGTGATCATCTGTTAAATTATATACTATTCTACCTTCATCTGTTGCACCAGCATGTGCTAAACCAACAACTGTTGAAACAATTTGAACAAAAAATTTATTTTGAATATCTATTCCATAAAATTTCATTACCTATCATACCTCGCAGCAACGAATTTAACCCAAGCTGGTCTCCAATTTCCATCAAATGCATGTGTATGTAAACCGTCATATTCCATTGTATGTGTATGAGTACTTGGTGACGTATCTGCATAACTATCATCTTTACCAATTGAATCTAATTGAGTAGCCGTACCTGTTGTGTGTGTATGTGCACCTTGTGTATCACATCCTGTTATTGTCCATGTACCACCAACTGCACCGGCAGATGAACCAGTACTTACTATTCTAATACCTCTTGACCCATAATTTATTAAAGTCCAATAATTTGGAAATGGATATGTACCCATTAAAACAACATCACCGTTTTCATAAATATCATATTTTCCTGGTATTCTTACAAAAGTCGTATTTGTACCATAATATATTGTATCTTGACCCGATGAATAAAATATTCTTCCCTCATCTGCTGATCCTAAATGTGTTACTGAACTAATATTAGCCTCTATAGGTAATTTAAAATAACCTTTTATATCAATTTCATGAAATTTCATAACTTCTCCTATTATCCACTATAAACACCAACGATACCGAAAACTAACGGTGTTCTCCAACCACCGTCAAATGTGTGTGTATGCGTACCATCATATGAAAGATAATGTCTATGGTCAGGTTGTGATTGATAATCATTTCTATCTGATTTACCAATTCTTGTTGATGATGATGATTGACTAACACCACCAGGAGCATAGTGATTATGTGTTGATGTTGTATTATTCATACCTGATATAATCCATGTACCACCATAAGTTCCAGCTGCTCCCGGAGTAGTGGGTTCAAGTATTATCATTCTATCATTTATAATATCCGTTTTTAAAGTCCAGTTTGTAGGTAATGGGTAATTAAAAAAAACCATTGTTTGATTGGTATTTATTAAACTAGTTGAACCGGCAACCTCAATCCAAGCAGTCAAGCCACAGAACCATAATGTATCCGTTGCTTTAGCATATACTAATCTACCTAATCGTGAACTTGACCATGAGACATCTGCTGATGTATTTACTCTTTGAGTCCAAAAAGGACCACGCATTTCTGTTTTACCATAAATTTTCATTAATTCACCTTGATTTTTAAATAAGAACTTAGCCTGTATGATTTTTAGATAAAATCACCAATCCGTGAGGAACGCTTGTCAGACACTAAGTTTATCTTCTAACTCGGTTTTTATTTTACTTAAATCGTGATTTAATTGAAACCACTTTAACTTTAATTTCTCTTTTATTCTTAAATTTTTTATTTTAAGACTATCAATATTTATATCTTCTTGAATACAAAAATCAAATTTAAATTTACCTTTATAAATTTTTTTGAACTCTTGATTAAATTCATCAATTTCCTTTATAATATCTCGTTTTAAATCATATTTTTTTTTCAAACTTTGAATAAAAGAATGGTATTCGGCCTCGTTTTTCACAAGGCCGATTTTTATGTTTCTTACTTTATCAATATCGTTTAAATATTCTTTTAATCTCATGTTATTTTATATCTCAATACTTTATCATTATTAACAACACCATATCTACCATTAAAGAAAAATACTATATTATTTCTTATAACAGAACCAGATACTAATAATGTTTTATCAAAAACATCATCTAGCATTGCCCAAGTATCTGTTGATAAATTGTATGTCCAAATATTTTTATTTGTTGATACACCACCAAATACATATAATATGTTGTTATATATGTATATTGAATGACCAAAAAATGCAGCAGGTCCACCAGTTGATGATAATAATGACCAAGTACTTGTATTTATATCAAATTTCCATAATTCAGTAGTATTTGTTTGTCCACCATATGTATATATATTACTTCCACTTACAGTAGATGACATGAAGGCACCTGTGCTACCACCATTGGCTGACGATACAACTGTCCAAGTATCACCTGTAATATCATATTCTATGGTATCATAAGTATATTGAGATTTTGCAACATCAAAACCACCGTGAATATATAATTTATTATCATATGTTTCCATTATAGAACTATATTTACCGTGACCAGTATATGTACTTACCACCGACAATGAATATGTTGTTGTATCATATTCATATAATATATCATCATATGATGAATCTGAACCACCAAACATATAAATTTTATCACCCACCACTGTTGTTGCTTTATATAAACCTCTAGGTATACTTGATGCAGATGTTATTAATGTTGATGTATTTGTATCAATATTAAATTTAGCTTCTTCCCATATGTTATTATATGAATCGTTATAAAAAACAAAGGCCTCATTATTAATTAATTCACAAATATTTCCGGTACCCGAAAATTTTAAAAATGCTTTTGTTTTTTCAACATTATCAAATGACCAACTATCACCAGCAACATCATAAACCTGCATATATGTTGGGCTTAAATAATTACCATCACCACCACTATAAGTATAAAGTTTATCATTATATTCTATTAAATTAGAATTAACCGATTCTGTTAATAAATATTCACTACTGTAACTCCAACTATCACCTGTAATATCATATATTGAAAGAATTAAATTAGAAAACAATGTAGTTGTTAGTATGGCACCACCTGTCATATAAATTTTATCATCATAAACAACAGCTTTTGAATAATAAATTGTATCACTATGATAAGTTAATTCTCCTGACCAACTATCACCTGAAATGTCATATAATTGGAAAGATGATGAAGAATTACTATGTACATAAAGATTATCATCATGATATACCATCCAATCAGGAAATGTAACATCTCCAGCGGTTAATATTGTTGACCAAGTATTTGAACTCATATCAAATTCATACAAAGCATGCGTACTTGTCGTTGTTAAAAAACCACCATATGAATAAAGTTTTTCATCATTAGAAGCATATACCGATCTATTAATTGATAAACCACCCGTTACAACTTGTGTCCAAGTATCGGCAGATATATTATATGACCAAGTATCTGAGTAATAATTATTGCTTGTGTCTCTACCACCGTGAACATAAAGTTTACCATTATAATAACCTGCAACAAAATCAAAACGAGATGGTCCATCAGTTGATATAATAGACCAAGTTTTATTGATATAATCATATTTTGAAACATATCCAGTATCTCGTAATGAATAAGCAATACCTCCTACATATTCTTCTGCTTTACCACCATAGATATACATTTCATTATCATGATTAAAAGAGAAAAAGTGTGATACAGGATATGCCTCATCATCTTTTACAAAAACCGAAGGAACTTCTGTTATTGTTGCAGGTTCTTCTATTTTATTTTTAATAATATTATCAAGATATACACTATTGAGTTGACCACCATAAAGATATATAGAACCATTACTTAATATTGAAGAAATATTCCAATAAGACAAATCTTCAAGGTCTTCATCAAAAACTGAATTTAATTGTATCCATGAATCACCTGATATATCATATTGCCAAAAACTATTATTTTGAAGACCACCAACAATAAAGATATCATCACCATTCAATATCATTCTTGACACCGCATTGGTTGGTCCTGCGCTTGATACAAGAGTCCAAGTACTACCCGAAACATCATATGACCATAGATTATTTAAATAACCACCTCCTGTTGTTCTACCACCATGTGCATACATTTTACCATCATATAATACAGAACACATATAATTAGCAGTTGGTCCTGCGGTTGATACAAGAGTCCAAGTATTACCTGAAATATCATATGACCAAGTTTCGTTTGTATATGTTGATGATCCTGTACTACCACCATGTACATATAATTTGTTATTATATATTACAGAGGTTGGTGCTCGTCTACCTGCAGATGTTGGTAAATTAGCAAGTTCGTCCCAAGTTTCTGTTAATACATCATAAGAAAATAATTTATATGAATATGAAGAAGTATCTGTATTATATCCACCAAAAACATAAGCTTTATTATTTAAAACAGAAATAGAAGGATTCCATAATCTTTTTATATCACTACTTGATGCCAACATAGTTGATGTATTTGTATATGGGTTATAAATCCATTGATCATCCAAGTCTCTTGTTTGTAAACCACTTAATAAATATAATAAATCATTATATTCAAAATTAATATACGAAATTCTTTGTGGTATATAATTATCACCTATTTCTACATTTGAAATCTCAAATGTATCACCTTCTGGGTCATATTCTAATACATAATTTTTTAGTGATGATGCTCCACCAGAATATATAATACCACCAACATTTTCTACAAAATGACCTTGTAAACCATATGGTAAATCTGTAAGTTGTGTCCACACATTTAAGTCAATATCATAAGAATATGTTTCAAAATTCCATAAAGTATTTGTGTTGTAACCACCATTTACATAAATTGCACCCTCTATTGAAGTTATTTCATGATAATAAACACTGGAGGTAAAAGGAAATGGTAATGAAGCTGACCAATTATTACCAGATAAATTAAAAGTATACATTTCATTTGAACTTATATAATAAATTTTATCTGTATCACTATAATATAATGACCTTAGAGTATCATTATATGTCAAAGGTGATGTTGATGCCAATAAAGTCCAAGTATTTGTATTGACATTGTATTCCCATAAATCTTCATTAGTAGTATAAGTATTATCTATACCAGAGTACATATATAATTTATCACTACCATTATTTGTATATGAAGAAAATAGATAAGCCGGTCCTGCAGTTGACAAAAGTGTCCATGTATCAGCAGAAATATTATAAGACCACGTTTCATTTTCTGGAACAAACCCACTTTCATAACCACCATGAATATATATTTTACCATTAATTTGTTCAAAAGAACTTAAATATCTTTCAGGTCCAGCAGTTGTTACTGTTGACCAAGTATATGTTGAAGGATTATACTTATGAATATATTTACCAGCATCGGCTAAGGTATCAAAGTTTACTTTTGTATTATTAGATTTAACATATATCTCATTATTATAAGCAAACGATTTACAATCCATTGGATTCAAATCTTTTGTGACTTGATCAACGCTATCACTTAAAGGAAATAATCTCTCCCAAAGTTCAAGTACAATACCATCAACACCACTAGGTGTAACAGTTTGAAGACTAAATACCATTACTTCAGGTGCTTCAACCTCAAAATCATCATTTGTTATTCTCTCACCTGCGATAAAAATAGCTCTATCAAGTGGAGTAGTTACATATACTTTTAAGTTATTATCATCAACATAGTCTATTCTTACCGGATAAATAATTTCTGGTTTTCCCCATGCATATCCAGTTCCAACAATATTCCATATTTCTATTTGAGGATATAAATTAGGAATACCATAATTATGATTAACTGTATAAACATAATAACCACTTTCAGAAGACCATGATCCAGCATCTACCAAAAATGTCATACCACCAGAACCAATAGTTTCAATGTAGTTTACACCACCACCACTAATTAGAAATGTTGGTATATAATCATATAAATCTTTCATTAATTTATTACTTACAAGTTTGTTAAATGTAGCACTTGAATAATCATTGATATCAAGAGAATCAAGTTGATGAACTCTATGAAACCAAGTTTCCTCAACATGAGTTGACCATTTATAAGCATCTTCATTACTTACAAGTTTATTTTTTACTGTATCAAATTCGTCTGTTGGGTCGCATAAAAATAATTGATAAAATATCTGTAAATTATCAATATTACCGTATTTTTCACCATCAGGTGATTCCCATCTTAAATCAAAAAGTTGGTCGGGTTGATAACCTATTTTATCACCAAATTCATACATATCACCAACATAAAATTCAAAATAACCAGATGAATTTGCTGAAAATGTATCTTGGTCAATCTCATCACTACTTGCAGAAACAGGTGTTGAGTATATAGTTGCATAATTATCTGTACCGTTGAGATACAATCTTATATTGGCATCCGGTATTACTCTACCTAATTCATTTTTTACATAACCCCAAAACTTTTTTCTTGACATAATTATTGTTATCCTATTATTGTTATTTCAGCATTAAAAGGTGTAGTCACCCATATTCTTGTTGTATCTTTATTTAACGCAACAACTCTTTGTGGTAACATCTTGTCACCAGTTGATTGAGTCATAATCTGAACTATTGGATATTGATTACCAAGAGCGTGTAGTAAATCAACATAATAATAACCACCATATGCCGTCCATGATGTTACTGTAAAATAACGAGCGGCAGCACCCGATACACCAATAGAGGTTGTACCGGCTGAAGAAAGAACGGAGAATAAGTAATTCAACATTGTGTTATTTACAAGTTTATTGAATGTTGGGTCATCATCTGTCCAGTCAACTGGTAGTAGGTTATGTGGTTGTTCCTCATAAGTTGAATTTACATGGTGATCCCATTTAAATGCCAATGCGTTACTTATAAGTTTATTTCTTTGGTCTGATGTTAGCGATTCTTCATCTGTTTCATCTACTTGAAATACTGGTGGAAATATATCAATATTATCAATATAACCCATTAAAATACCAGCTCTCTCCCAGGTTATTCTAAACCTTTGTGTTGAAACATAACCACCAACTGTTTCATATTCATCACCAACCCAAAACTCAAAATAACCATCTGCATTTGATTCAATGTCTGCTATTGAACTTTTTGTTGGTGATCCTAATGTAGGACTAAGAAATATATCTGCTTCGGTATTTGGACTATCACTTAGATAAAATCTTATATTAACACCTTCAAGTGGTCTTCCTTCTTCGTCAACAATATATTGCCAGTATTGATATCTACTCATTTATTTTTCCTTTATTGTTTATCTATTCTATAATGTAAATCTAATTGTACATTTTCTGGTTTAAATACTTCGGAACATCTTGTATAGAACATAATATTACCCTCACCATTAAATATACCAATTTCTTTTATTGAATATTCCTCTCCTGTTGGAATAGTAAAGTTTATTATATATTTATCACTATACTCTATAACATTTTCATCTAAAATAGCACCACTTGTTGTTGGTGAATTTAAATAATTTGATACTTCAGGTCTAAATGTATCACTATCCTCATCACCAATCATCCAGTAAGCACCCGAACCTAAAATTGTATTAACAATTTCTTCATTCTCAAATTCTCTTTGGAAATATACAAGAACTGCTGTACCGGCAACTGCTTCAGAAAAGTATATAGTTGTTGTATTTGAATTTGTATGTTTTATTGTTTTAGGAAATATGTATTTATCATCACTATCCCAAACCTCTACAATAAAACCAGCAGCATTTAGATTATGATTTATTGTCCATGTAGTTGATGCAACCGCTTGTGTATGTATATAATCTTCATCTCTAATAGGCATTCTACCTGATTTTACTATTGATTTACCAGTTGTTGACCAAGTTACAACTATTTGGTCAGTGCTGGTTCTCTCAATACTATCTGGTACCAAATATTCAGTTCTCGATAAATTATATATATCAAATACATAATTTAAGGCGCCTTCATCTGTTCCCATATTATGATTTATCGTCCACGGATCAGTCTCAGATGTTTGATTATGAAGAACATTCCAACTTTTTAATCCAGCTACAAATGCAGAACCTCTAACTGCTGTATCAAATGTCAATATAACTGTATTTGTATTTAAAACTTGAACAGTATCCATATATATAATTTCATTAAATTCATTATATACTTGTATTAATACGTCTGAAGTTCCTAAATTATGTACTATTTTCCATTCTGATTTACTTGTTCCTTGTCTATATACATATGTTGATTCACCATAATCAATAGACGGTGGAGCTGTTCCACCAGAAACAAAGAATGACCCTGTAAATTTTGTATCACAATATCCAACAATTGAATTTTCATACAATTCTCTATATTCATTAAAATCATCAATTATAGCAAGTGGTGCCAAAACATAATGATAATCAACGAACTTAGATACCGGTTTCATATATTCCCAATATCTAATTAATTCTTTTGAATAATTCTCACTTATGATAGAACCTTCTTCCATTGGTTCAGTTGATAAATCAATTTCAACTTTATAATGTGGCGATAAAAATAAATTACCACTAGCCGCTACTGATTCTGTTGCAGTGAAATTAGTATAATAGTCAGAAATTATTATATCATGACTACCACTAAATAATGGACCTTGATTCAATACATATAAATAATTTCTGGTTGCACCATCATGTGCTATGTTTCCACTAAGAATTAAATTTTCAGATTTTCTTTCAGGTGAATCATATATATCAACAGCTATATAATTTTCATCCATATCCTCTGTATATATTGAGACATAATAATATACATTTTCTTTTATAGTACCAATACTTTTTGATATTGATGGACTACTTAAACCACATCTTAATGAAAGAAAATTATCAATATAAAATCCATATCCAGTAGTCATAGTATCAAATACTTCTTCTGTCTCATTTGATTGTAACCAAATATAAATTTTACCACTACCTGTATTCGATGATGGAATAAAAAATGTGAAACAATGTTTAAATCCACCATAAATTCTACCAAGAGTGGTGAGAGATTTGTATAGATACATGGTATCTGTATCTGGATCAAAATCTTCTACCTCAATCATATCAGATGATTGACTTATAATGTTATTACCAGTATCAACTCCTATAAATTCCGATAAATCCAATGGAGTTGAACAAGTCAATTCTTTCTTTGAACAAACATTACTTTCATTTAGATATTGTAAATATGCAACATGAAAATACCAGGATATAAAAGCAGCATCTCTAGTATGAGTAACCATAAGTAAATAATCTCTACTTAAACCATCATAATCAAGTGTACCAGTTGCCACTTTCTCACTTGGTAATCTATTATTACTTGTAAAAACTTCTGCTTTTACATAGGTTTCTTCATCTACACCAAAATCAAGATTTGAATATGAATTTACTGTCACATAATACCAAGTATCAAATTCAATAACTTTATCTGCTTCTCCTGTTTGTCCATCAACAAGATATTGTGTTGTTTCACCAACTCTTAATCCAACTCTCAAATTATTTGCTAAAGATACATTTAAATAAAGACCTACTGGATCATCAAGATTTTGCCACATATTACTACCAGTATTTGCTATGGTCCAAATAAAAACCGAACCACCAAGAGTTGTTGTTGATGATACATAAAATCTAAAACAATATCTAAATCCACCATGTGCAACTGAACGAGAAAACCATGATCTTGAGGCATAAAATGTGTCCTCATCTGGTACAAGTCCATGAACTATAATACTATTATCATCTTGTGAAGCCAATCTACCACTATCATCAAAAACGGTAAAGGAACCTGATCCAAGACTAAGATAATCACTACCACAAGTATATGTAGAATTTTGCCAAGGTGGTATTATTGTGGGTGCAGGATAATTATCTGGGTCATATGATGCATACCATAAATCACCAGAACCACCAGAAGGATGAATACCATAGTGTTCTAATATATGATGGTCTTCAAAATAACCTTCAGAAGTTGTGTCACCAAAAATATCTTGATGACATAATTCCAACCATCTCTCATAAATATTAAGTTTATTTCTTGTATTTGAGAATAATAATTTAAAAATAATGTAATAAGATGTATAAGTACCTTTTCTCTTTAAAAGATTAATTAAAGAATCAACCCACTCTCTTAGAACTATTTCAGATAATAAATCAACATCTATTGATACACCAAATTTATCTGCAAGATAATATAAATGTTTTAATTGAACTTCTTTTGGATCAAAAAATGAAAACACATTCTTTAACATATTGTATGGTTCGTGATATACTTGGTCAAATGAAACATTTAAAAGTTCTGTTAGTTTTTCTGTTCGATTATGTTGTGGTAAACACTCCATAATCCAATTCTTTAAACCTTCGAATTTAATAAAATATCTACTAGCACTGTTAGATAATTCATATATTTTACCAAAATATATGAATGTTTTATTTGCATTTACAAAATTGGCATATGTATCTGAATTAACATTTAACCAATCTCTAAAGAATGCGTCCTTTCTAAAATACATTTCTTTACCAACTTCTAATTCCGTTGCTTCTGAATGAGTTGATAACATTCCACCATATGAAAAAACAAAATTATCACCATCAACTTCTTCGATAATAAACTTATAACCAACAAAATCTCCATTATCTTTCAATTGATATAATGGTGTATAAACACCACCACGAACAACAATAGGTGTTCGCCAAGTCATAAGATAAGAATTTGCATCACTACTTCTTGGGTTCTTTAAAATATCAAAATATGTTTTTAAAGTGTTATAATTTGGATCAGTAAATTTCATATTAATCTTCCTGTGTTACTCTTACAGTATCAACTGCTAATACTGGAAATTGATTTAAACCGAGTTGTATCCTTCTTAACTGGTTATCACCATCATATGTACTTGAATCTTCTATATAATATGGATAATTACCTACTTCATTATTTTCATACATCGTATGACTAACTTCTATATCTCTAATATTTAAATTTCTAATACCTTTTATATTATCATAATTATCTGATGTTCCAACTTCAGATATATCTAATAAATATTCAACAATATCATTAAAATTTATAATAGTATAAAACTCTTGATTTGTTGCTCTAAAATATCTTTGAAGTTTATTTATTATATCAGTTTGTACTAAAGTAAAATCATAACCTCTTTTTACTCTTACGCTAATATCAAATGAAAAATAAACAAGGTCAAGTACTGTGTATGTTTCATATGCTGAAATCATTTTTCTTGGTTCTAAATAAAGAGATAATTCCGTTGTCCAATCACTATTATATGTTGTTGGTACAACAATTGCTTGAGTCAAACCCCAAGTAGTTGAAAATGTTGTTGATGTCCAATTAATATTGTCTGTACTCCATAAAGAAGGATATAAACATATATAGACTAAATTATAATTAGTAATATCACCTGCCGGTGTTACATCTTGTTCTCCCCACGCTTTTGCAACTGCAACATCCGACCTTTCTTGTAAGTGGGCTTTATAATCAACAGCAGTAACATTTCGATATTGTGTATGTAATGAAGCTTTAGCATTTTCTTTTATTGTTCCAATATCTTCTGCGTCTTGACCACCAGATGATGCCGTGTCATTTACCACTTCTATTATTTGTTCTGAATCAATATATTCACCTTCATCCTCATCATAAATAAGATTTGTTTGAAATGCTGTAATTGAGTTAGCACCAACATTACTATTGGCACCTAAAGATTCTAAAACAGTTATATCTATTGTATCATCATCTGTTGGTACATTTCTTGAAGTTGAAAATACTACTTTGCTTCTTCCATATCTATCATATACAAACATATAAACATCATCATTTGTATAATAAGCAGATAGTTCATCCCAAAAATCTGGTACTCTCGTCCATGCCACATCATTTATTCTAACCTCTAATGATGGATAATCGTCAGTAAGATTATTATCATATGCGTAATTAGAAGGTAAAAATAATTCATTATCAATTAAATCATCACCAGTATATCCAGTTAATTCTTTTACTATACCTTGTCTAACCATTACATCTTCAAATATAACAGTGGATGAAGATGCAACCTCTGTATAGAGAGTTGTATTTGAAAATTTTATTGTATCACCATTTTCATCTTGTTCGTCTGGACATTCAAATTGTGAAAATGGATATAATCTATATGTGTTACCAGGAATTGCACCTGTAAGAGTTATAGTAAGTGTTGTGGTTGATGAAATAGCACCTTTTGGTTCATATCCCATTTGTCTTGCGGCTCTATTTACGGCTTCATAAACATCTGCCGTTTCTATATGAACATTTTTTGCTACTTTATTTGTAAAATAAGTATTTAATTCAGTAACATATGCCAACAATTCTAAAAGAATTGTGATATTAGCACCTTCAAAGTTATAATCTGCAAATGTATCTGAATTTCTTAATTGTTGTTTTAATCTTGTTATAAGACTAGAATAGTCTATTGAAAGATAATCAGGTGTAAGGGTACTCATTACTATTTTTCTCCCCGTAATATTTTATATTTCTTTTATATTTATATTTATTGTGCTAATAAAACAAAGTCTATTGATATTATTTCATCGTAGGGTTTCAACATAAATTCCAAAGTCATGTTGTATAAATTTTGGTCATAATTAACATCAATATTTAATTTTATTATTTCTACTCTTGTTTCCCATGTTTCTATTGCCAATACTATTCTATTACCTATCATTTCGGCGGTTCTTTTATCAAGTGGTTCAAATAATAGATTATGAATATCAATAGCAAACTCAGGTAACATTCTACGGGAACCTTGAGTTGTTGATATAATATTTTCAAGAGAGTGAATAACTGCTTCTATTTCTGTATCTCTTTTAACATCACCATCTGTTTGTTTAGTTAATTCCATATCTAAGTCTGAATATATAGCAGTTCTAATTACTGTAGCCATTTAATATTTTCTCCGAAATTATTCATAATTAATTTTTAATTTTAGATAATTATGAATAATTAATTTTTAATTTTAGATAATTAATTAAATTATCGTAATTTTTTCGATACTCCCAAAAACCCCAAAAAAGGGGTTTTTGCCCCGCACATACACATACCCTAAGATGCCTTAGTGTATGTTGTGGTATGAGTGTTATTACTTGCCAGGTGATTTGGTACTGTTGTTGTTCCAGCAGGATCACCGTGATCATGTGTATGTTGATTATAACGAGTTATAAATCTCTCATCACATAACAATAACAAGGTTCCTTTATTCTTTGCTAAATCAACTGTTCCATCTTGTATTGTTGTTGATGGAGAACTAGCCACAATATTACCGGTTACAGTTAAATTACAATTACCACCAACTGTTATATTACAATTTCCTGAAATATTAACTGTTTTGTTACCACCAACATCTTGAGTATAATTACTTTCAACATTCTCAACATGATTATTCTCTGTATTTATATCAACGCTACCATCATTTTGCATTTCAATTGATGTTCCACTATTATGATGTATTCTAATTTTCTTATCACCATTAGTTGAATCCAATTCAATATAATGTCCACCATGTACTGATAATATCGTATTATTCGGATAGTGTGCTTGTGCTCTTGAATGATAATCACTTACACCTGTTTGTGTTGGATATACACCATCAGGGTCATTGAAACCCTCTTTTACATTAGGTCTATTTGCTGGTATACCAGGAATGGAAGCAAAATACATAGGTTTTTGATAATTACCATTTTCAAAGAAAATCATGATATGTGAACCCTTTAATGGTACACCAAAAAAACCAAAACCAGAAATAGAACCTTCTACTATTGATAAACATGGTTCAACCCAAGGCAAATGTTCTGTTGGTATTCCTTCTTTTGCACCTTCTAATATTTTTTCAGTATGTAATCCCCATATTCTTGCCCTTACTCTACCTACTTTTAGAGGATCATCATTATCTTCTACTACACCTCTATAAAATCCAAATAATTTATCATTAATTTTATTCATTTAATCATTTCCTTATTCCAAAAACCGGCTAACTTGGATTTAATTGAAACTAAATAATATTCTTTACAATCAAACCAAATTTCATATCCTTTATCATGTGCCATATTCATATTTTTATTTGTCACAATACCATCTTTAAAATAACCCCAAGCCTCATCATAATCAATCCAATCAACCAAATTATTCACATATTTAATAAAATTTAATATTTTAAAATTACCAGATGATTGATTAAAATCTTTAGATGTACAGTAAGCATAACTAAAATTACCAATTGGAAATACATAATAAACATTTTGAGAAAAAAATGTTGCGTGTTTTAAATCAGATGTTGCATTTACAGATTCACTTCTTAATGGTACTTTATTGTCTTTAAATAATTTATCAATAACAGGTCCAAATACCCTTCTTGAGTCTATAAAAGATTGTCTATCTTTTCTTGTTTTTACTCTTAAATAAGCATTACTTGAATATAAAGAATAACTAACACCTCTATAAAATGGATGTTTATTTCCTAAAAGACTTATATATTTCTTACAGTCTTTTTTAATTTTTAACATAGCATCTTCATGAATTTCATACTCAATTTCTTTAGCATTCAATTCATTTATTAAATATTTTTCTAATTTCATCTTTAATTCCTTAATTAAACAAAAATATCTGAATTTTTTATTTCTTTTTTGAAATATTCTATTTTTTTCAATAAATTATTCCAAGTTTTATCAGTAATTGTTTTTTTATTTTTATGTCCTAGATAAACCTCATACATACTTGATTTTTTACCAGTAATTTGTTCTAACGATATTTGTAAGGCAAATGCTTCAAGTTCTGCTTTATTAGAAATATATTTTGAATAAGTGTCACCTTCTTCTGGAAATCCTATTTCACCACGAGATTTTATAAATTGAAGATAATGAACTATTTCATGAGATAAAGCCGCCATAACATCTCTAGCAAATTGATTATTTTTTAGACTAAAAAATACTTTTTCTGAATTTGGTTTTGCAAATCTACGAAAAAAATCATAAGTATTTGTTCGTATAGAGAGTTGAATTTTTTCAGCATCAACCATATCAAAAATACCCATATAAACAAATCGTGAAAGATTATATTTTGTTTTTTTCTTAGATTTTATAAATTCAAACAAATTACTATGAATATTAGAATTATTTAATACTGATATTAACTCATCATCAGATTTCAAAACAAAATTTTTCTTAATTAAATAATCCCATAACTTTTTTAATAAACTATTCAGTATTTGCTTAGATAAATCAGGTACACCAGCAGTTGTTTCATTCAAATAATTTTCTAAATTACTCATTCTTAAACTCCGTTGTTTTCTTACCACCAGAAGTATTTTTTATTATTGATTTTAATAATATATCTGTAGATGGGTTAAAATAACCATTTCTTATTAATACCATTCTTTGTGTATATCCTATAGCATCTTGTTGTTGAACAAAATTATGTGTTATTGATTTAACTAAGTAAACACCTTGAAACATTCTACTTAAAAGTTCTGTTTCTCTATTAGTACTAGGCCATTCAATATTAATTTGATGACCAGCATATCTTCTTTCATTTCCATATACTATTATATTTAAAAGGTTAGATAAATTATATATTTTTGAAAAATTACTATGTAGTTTATTTTTCACATCTTTTTCACTTCCACTATACATAGTAATATTTGATACCAATTCATCTGATAATCCATATGTTTTATCAAATAATGTATAATTACCCAATATAGATTCAAATTTTATATAATCATCATATCTCATTACTGTTTTTGTTGTAGTTTTTGTTGATATATCATTATTATATGCCAATGACCTTCTAAGAGGTTTTGTTAAGTTATGATTGATACCCTCTAACCACCAATCCAAAACCTTATTTTTTATTGGTTCCTTTGTATCTGACATTTTATATGATAAACTATCCATTATGTTACTATTGCTTAAAAGATATGATAATGGTTTTACACTTACAGAAAATCCACTCTTTGTGTTATTATAACATAAATATCCATAAGTATTAGTATTATACTTTGCTCTATTTAATAAATGTCTTATAGTAACCGATGGTGTCCAGTAGGGAATAACAAAGGGTTCAGTAAGTTCAGAAGATGATTCAAGTATATCAATTCTACCATCACTCCATCCTACCATATTTTTTAATATAGATTTAACTACTTCTGTATGTTTCATTTTACTATCATATGATTTACTATAATAATAAGTACTCATAGCATCATATGATGTATCTATTAACTCAATAGTAACACCAGTAGTAATTGTATTCTCGGCATTAAAGGTAGGAAAAACCTTTTCTACCCTCCATATGTGAAAGTTTAACTCTTTTGTATTATATCTACCATATTTTATTGATAGTAATTCATTTCCTGTAAATGGTCCATATTCAAGAAAACCATAGTTATCAATAAATGTTAATTTACCAACAATACATTGAGTGAAAATATCTTCTATGAAAAAACACTCTTTGATGTCACCGGCATTAAAATTAATAACCTTACCATTTACTAATATTTTAACAGTAAAAACATTAGTAGCTATATTACTTCTTTCTGTATCATTAGTATTTGTAGTCATTTTATAACTCAGATATCCTTTCCATATCAGCAAATACAGTTTTAATATGTTCGGATTTTAATACTTTTATGTTAGAACCTTCTTCTAATTCCTCAAATGGATTTATTATGTTATTAAATAAAGATACAACCCACCATAATTTTGGTGTACCATACATTTCATATGAAATGTTATCCCAAAAATAACTTTCAGGGACCTCATATGTATCAAACGCTAAAATATCTGTTTGAGCTTCTTCATTTACTGTTACTGATTTGAAGATATTCATAAATTTAGTTTCTCTATCAATATCAAGTAGTATATTAAACAATCTTAAATATGATGTATCAGCTAATATTGTATTGGTTGCTTCGTAAAAATTTTCATCTACTTTACTTGTATATTCTGCCATATATTGTCCCACTCCTTAGATAGTTATCTCAAGTATATTTATATTATTTACAATCATAAAATAAAATGTTATAATGAGAAAAATAAAAAAATAAGGATTTTCTATGATAAGAGTAAGTAAAGTAGAGGAAAAGAAAATAAAAATTGAACTGTTAATTACTTGTAAAACTTGCAAACATTATGGAGGATGTCGTACTCAACCACATTGTTTGACCAAACCAGACTTGGGCGATATGTTTACTCATCCAAAATATCCATATATTAAAAGGAAATTTAACAGTTTTTCTTATTTACACTGGATACCAAATGAACTATTAAAAAATGCCAGTAGTCTTCTTTTAACAGATGAGGATTTTGAGTTATGATGAATTTTCATGCAGTTTATAAAAGTAAAATAGGATTGATATCATGTTCAACTTGTAGATATAGAGGTATCTGTGAAATACAATCCATTTGTTTAAGACATACTTCTACAAGACAACATTGGAAATATTCTCTTTTAACAAAGAAGATACCTTATTATACATATGAGAATTGGGAACCAAAAGAAGAAATAAAACCAATAGATATGTTATTGTCTGATGAGGACTTTGAATTATGATAATAATAGAGTGTGATACTTGTATAAAAATAAATGAGTGTGATTTAAATATTGGATATAAATGTTTAGATGGTGTAAGTGAATATTTTATACACCCAAAATATCCGTTTTATGAAAGAAGATATAATATTTATGCATACAAGTATTGGGAACCTAAAGAAAATTTATGTAGACCAACAATGTTATTAACTGATGAGGATTTTGAATTATGAGTGAATTGATTATAGAGTGTGATACCTGTGTTAACGGTGAATTGAGATATTGTTGTCCACATTTAACAACTTGTTTATGTATTGCAGGTGGCAACTATGTTCATCCTAAATATCCACAATATAAAAGAAAATGGAATTGGTATACACATGTTTATTGGAAACCAAAAGAAAATTTAATTATAATGAACAATATACTATTAACAGATAAGGACTTTCAGATATGAGTGAGTTATTGATATCATGTTTAACTTGTTTTTATGAACAGGGTTCTTATGAAGCTATGGACTGTACATGTCCT